TTCCAAGGATTTTATACTATAATGTCTAGGAAGAAAATCGGCGGGTTTAAAGAGATTCAACGGTTTCTAAGGAAAATACAGAGAACCACGATTCGGCCACGGCCACCCGGGCCCTCCGGGCGACCGTCGAAAAATCGGAGCCCCCGGGGCCGGTCCCCAGTGGACCCGTTTTCAAAATGTATTTTCTCCCGTTTCCAAGGATTTTATACTATAATGTCTAGGAAGAAAAAAAGGGGATTTTCAAAGAGTTCCAAAATTTTTCAAAAACACATAGTGACATATTTTTACCGGGGTTTTTGGACCATCGGTTATGGTAACCGCGAAAAATAAATCGGAGATTTTACACACCATATCTGATGTGATTTATAAAAAAAAGTTATCGCCGAATACTTTTCTGGATTTTCCGGGGAATATAATTCGTCTAATATTTTAAGGTTCTCATTTTCAACATACAGAGGATTCAACCCGTCAATGTCTACGAAAACTGCATACCGTTTTAACCCCGTGTTAATTCCGGATTGAATCCTGGTGTTCGTCCCTTCATTCAAAGGAAAAGAGGAAAAAAACGTATAATTTCCCAATAGAGGATGCTGGATTCGAGGAGGAAGAAGGCACACCGTATTTTCAGGAAGGGTTTCCAAATCGTTTTCAAACGCTGTATCCGATAGTCCAATGTTTGCCAGGAAAGACTCGCCCGATTTACAAAGAAAGAGAACGTAAGGGTCTTTCACCAACGAGCTGTCAGACATCTTCGTCAAATGATAGAATCGTTTATCCAAGGAACCGTTCAACGAGGAAGAAACCCTGCGGATGACACCGTCGTCGATGGAAACCCCCTCCCCCGTTTTTTTACTGACAAACATCTCATAAGGAGTTACCCATACATACGGTTTATCCGTCGCCAATGGCACCTGTATACGGGTCGCATCATATACGAAGGTGATGGAGTCCGCGCCCATATGGAACCCGCGAAAGAGGTCTTCCTGGTAGATGTCGATAAAGTTTTCACCGGTGTGTATTCCTGGAGGATAAATATCAAATAACCCCCTTTTAAAGTCGTCAAGAACCCGGGATTCCGTGTCTTCGACGGATTCGTCTCCGCTACCCCCGGAAATCGCCCTGTAATTCGGGAAAACGACAGTATCTGTCTCTGTGTCTCGTACCATTAAATACAGGAGATAAGGAGTGCACCCCTCAAGAACGCACCGGTAGATACAGACCTCCGTATGGTATCCTTTTTCGGGGTTCACATCATTAAAGTCCTTTTGTAAAAAAGGATCTGTGTCTACCATGTAGGTCTCTCCCTTGTAAAAGTATGTAATCGGGGACGCAACGTCGTCCTTCGTTGAACCGCTGTCTCGGACGCGAGAATCCATGTATTGACTATTGTTCACCATCGACATCATTATATATTATAACATTTTATAAATTATTATCTTCTTTTCGCATGAAATGCAGAGAACGACAAGTGCATGTAGAAGGCATTCGAAAAGAGGGTAGAAACAACTAATATCTGTAATTCTAAAGATATTAGTAATAAAAAATGTAGACATAGTATAAATGCCAACAAACGGAATCGCAGATGACATATTATATGGTGTTTCACAAGCCCCGTTATATACGTATGGAATGATAAGCATCACTGCACTCGTTTTAGCGTATCTATCATTCATGGACGACAGTTTTACAGAGGACGAATCCAAAGAAAGGGAAGAAAGGTATAAACCTCAAGAAAGGGCGGAAAAGGAGGAAAAGGATGAAAAGGAGGAAACAGAGGAAAAAGGGGAAAAAGAAGGTAGCATCCTCAATACGATATTTAACAATCCCATGGAAACAAAAGGTGAGAATAAGGCCGATGATTCTATCCTTAATTTAGACGATTCTTTATTCGGCCCCTCGGAAGAAGAACCCAAACCAACGGAAAATAAACCGCCTCCAGAAGAAAATAAAACCGGCGGGAAATCACGAAAAACCAAATCCAAGAAATCCAGAAACACCAAAACAAAGGGTCGACGTCCACACCCTCCTAAATAACTGCATCGAAACACCGTTTAAAAAACGCATGCACCTGAGATTCGTCTGCCCCTACGACCACATGGTCTGGAATCCAAGATATTGTCCCTTTTTTATAAAATAGAATGACGGGAACTCCATTGACCTGCTTCTTCATCTTCAAAAACGCATACAGTTCGAAACACTCGTCGATGTCGAGGACAGCTCCCCGAATATTTTCAGGCAATTGATTCATATAGCGATATACCACGGGGTCGATTTTTTTACACGGTCCACACCATTCTGCACCGAACTTAATAATCAGTCCGCCCGGGTTCTCGTTCAACGCCTTTTGGAACCCCAATTTATTCATTTGCGTGAGAATTGGTTTATCGATAACGGTAGAGGCAGGTCCCTCTTCGGAAGGCATAGCAGTAAACGACATTTGTGTAAACATTCTTCCTCAGAATATATGGTTTTATATTAAATTGTAATAATATCGTTTTCGAGAATTATTATAAATATTTAGTTATAATAATAATAATAATAATAAGAATGAAAAGTTGTTCTGCGAACTCTCACTCTCACAACCTAAACATAAACATGTATTCATTCAAAGAACTATTAAACCTTTTTCAATTGGATTACAATATCAGCGTCGAAGATTTGAAACGGGCGAAAACAGTGGTCTTAAGAATGCATCCGGATAAATCGAGGCTTCCTCCGAACTATTTTCTCTTTTATAAAAAGGCGTTTGAAATCGTTGTAGAATACTATAATAACCAGACAAAAACGTCAAAAGACGTCCCCACCACAGAACAGATATACAACCCTTTGAATCCGACCGATAAACGAACCGAAGAAACCGTGCATAAAGCCATCCATGAAATGGGGAAAGACCGGTTCAATCATACCTTTAATACCCTCTTTGAAACCAATATGAAAAAACCGGTTCAGGACCACAATGAATGGTTTAAAAAACACGATCCTCTCTACCAGTTCGACGACATATCGACGGCGAGTGGAATTGCCACTGCCGTAGAAACCATTAAAAAAAGCACGGCGTCGCTCGTTAAATACAACGGGGTCGAAACCATGAAATCCGCGGGCCCCACCTATGGAAACCTCTACGACGACGACGACGACGCTGCAGGTGAAGGTTCACACGGCTATATCGCGAGTGACCCTTTCAGTAAGTTGAAGTTTGACGATTTGCGAAAGGTTCATAAGGACCAGACCGTATTTGCCGTGAGCGAACGAGACTACGAAAAGGTACCAAAGTTCGCGTCCATCGACCAGTTACAGCGCGAACGCGGGTCGCTGAATATTAAACACATCGACCGCTCTGAGTCTGAAAAAATATTGGTCGAACAGGAAGAGGCATTGAAACAGCGTATGGCTGCCAAACAACACGCCGAAACGCTGAGAACCATGGAATACGCCGAAAAAAATAAGTCGGTGATGGCGACGTTTTTTACACTTAAGAATTAGTCGACGAACCGCGCGTGAGGAGTTCCACTAGATTCAAAAGTGTATCATTCACGCGTTCTATTTTGGTTTTTATGATTTCTATCTCGGTTGCTAAATGCGTGTATTCTGTTGGAATCGTGAACTGTACCTTTTTTTCGGGAATCGCCGTTGCCCGGACTTCTTCTTCGGGTAAATCCTGTAATATTTTAATGCGAGTCGTATCTTCTATCTCATGGTTAACAGCCGGTCTATATTCCTGTAATTCGATTTCTCGCTGTTTTTTATGATGTTCGATTAACTCTTCCATATTTGTGATGGCCGTATCTTCTACTTTTTCACCGAAATCAACAGAGGTTGGTTTTGGTGCATCAAACATCGCATTATACTGGTTTTGTATGGTGTCATAATCGGGCGTATGTTCTCGTTTTAATGTATTATATGTAACGGGTATATTAGTTGCAAGGGGCGCCCTCTCTTTCAGTGTGCGAATCATGTACGCGAGAACTTGCCGATTCACCGCTTTCAGTTCTTCCCGGGTTATATTTGGAGATATACGACTATAGAAGTCTCGAATCACGGAACGAAACCATGCATTTTTAGGTTCGGATTGACTGCCGAATGCCGTGTGTATGGCTCTGTCTCTGTGAATCATTTCATACAAGAGGGTTTGATTGTCATTGGAAATAAATAGTGTCATATACTACAACTTACTTACAAAACCTTTATATGGAAATAACGTTGAACCATGAATAGGCCGGCGACTCTTTCAATATTTGTATTCTACGCGGTTAATATACTAATACTGTCATCCGTGGCGCGGCGTTTTTGTTGACCTTTAATTGTATATGTGTTCTTTTTAAACGGTGGAAGATTATTTTTTCCATAATAATTTCGAAACGTATCTGCAAGTATATTTTCAACCCTATACATACTGTCACTCAATTTATTTGCAAAATGCGAATATTTTGTGGGATTAACCATGACAATGAAATGGCCGTATTCACGGTCGTTTTCATCTCCGATGCCTCTGGCTAGTTTGTTCTTATTAAATGTTATACTGGGGTCTGGATTAAATAAAAACTCGACAGTGGTTTCATTTGTTTCGTCTTCTTCTTCATATGTAGGAGTCAACCATTTCCCCAACATAATCGACCCGTTTGTTATAGCCTTCATGGCAGAAGAGGACATCGATGTAGTGGATACTTTCATCTTTTTTTGAATAGAGGCTTTAATATCCTCGGCTGTTTTTTCGTCAATTTTTAATTTTTGTGCGTTTTTGCCAATCTCATCGATAAAACTTACCAACAATTGACGCTGAAATAAAAACTTTACGATTTTTGCCACCAGAGTTTTGTCAACTATATCTTGTTTCTGGTTTATCGCGTCAATGACATCTCCGTATTCTTTGACGTCTTCATACAATCGGGCTAACACATATTCGGCAATTTCATTTTTTTCTGTTTGAGATGCATTGTTTGGGAGTGATATCAATTGGTTCTTCAATGTGGTGAAATCTCTCCAATTCGTGTCAGGCGACGATTTACCTGTTAAAGTAGAAATTGAGGCACTGGAACTCGAGGCACTGGAACTCGGGACATTGGAACTCGAGGCACTGGAACTCGAGGCACTGGAACTCGAGGCACTGGAACTCGAGGCACTGGAACTCGAGTCACTGGAACTCGAGTCACTGGAACTCGAGTCACTGGAACTCGAGTCACTGGAACTCGAGTCACTGGAACTCGGGACACTGGAACTCGAGTCACTGGAACTCGAGACGTCGGAATCATCCTCGATAGTCACGCCAATTGCAATCAGGCCCTTTTTATTTAAGGTGTCGTCATCCTTGATTGCAGGTATAATATTTCGAAAGATTTGGTCCCGTAAGAAACTAACCGGGTTCTTTTCAATGCCTCCTGTAAAACGCCTCTTGCGAGAGCTCACGGGAGCTCGAATACAGATAAGTATATTGTTTTTCTTGTATACCATATATCGTGCGTCATTCGCGCGAGGTTTGCCTCGCCGCCGAGTGGACCTTTTTTTTCGTTTCGTTGACCCACGTTTTTTTGTTTGTTTCATAGATATTAATATATATCTATATAATTAATCATTAAAAAAGATTTTTCTACATTCCAACATGTATTTGTCAGGTATCTTTTTTTTCAAAAAAAGGTTGATTCGGGAAGGAACCGACATGACCCCTTTCGTGAAAGGGGTTTTACCCGTCAATAATGTCGTAATGAAAAAGATGGAGTACATCCCGCATTCGGTATTTGATTTTTGATGTTGATTCCCTTCATTGGTATAAAAATCAAAATCGATGTCATGCGCCTTTCCCTGTTCTATCAAACGATTGACTAAAGGCGTTTGTGACCCCTTCTTGTTTTTAGACGCGCCATTTTTTACCCATATTTCGGGAGGAATATCGTTGTCGGCACTGTCGAAATAGAATAAAAAATGGTTTTCGATATCCACGAATAAAGACACCCAATGCGACCCGGACTGGTAATGTTTATCTAAATTAAATACCATGCCGATTTTGGTTTTTTTCGCATTTATAAACTTATCTAAAGAGAACGTACACAAGTCTTCGAGAACGCACTTCCCGTTTTCGGGAAGGCGGGTATCAAAATCGATGGTGGTGGGACCAATCAGTTTGAACTCGGGATTGCTCGTTTCATACTGTTTTGCCACATCCTTGATGTCAAAGTTGGAGAGCCATTCGTCGGGGTTTTTATTCCATTCAGGTGGATGGGTCGGAGCAAACACATAGGATTTAATCTGTTGGCGGAGGGCAGAACTCCCAATCTCTTTCAACCAGCAGTCCTCTCGCTCGCACGAAAGGCGTTCGCGCAGTAGATGCCAGATTTTTTTGGGGTCGTTCTCTTGAATCGCGGACGAATGATGGCGTTTGTTGTAATTGTCTTTAATTTTCATAAGGATTTCGGGGGTAAAACAGGATTCCGTCGAGACGCTGTTTTTTATGGCAGGACTACAATTCAACCGGTGGGTTTTCGAACGGATAGGCAACCTTACCCTCTGGTTTGTTCGGCGTTTCCTCCGGGTTCTCGTATTCGTTCTTGCCATTTCTATAATAATGTATTATATAATTATCATACATTATGTGTCTTCGTTCATGTGTTCCGGGTCAAACAGCGTGTATTCCGGGTCGTTTGCTCCCTCTTCCACCTGAAAATATTTCACACATGTTTTACAATAGTCTGAGAACATTTGATTCAATTCGGTGGTAATTTGGAGGTGAGGGTTCTCTAAATATTGTCGTGTAATAGACAGTATTTTTTCTTGATACTTTTTCATGTTTCGTATATAGGTCTGTTGTTCGTCGTATTTCTTAGGGTCGGTTTTTTCAATAAATCGATGATACAGTTTTTTATTCATAAACATCTCCATTGTAAGTTTATCCATGTCATTCATCATTATAGTAGCCACATATAATTGTTGTATTCTATTAACGAGCAAAAGAGAGAACTAAGGCGTCGGTGCAGGCGTCGATGGGTCAAATCGTACCGGACGACTCCCATCTAAATAGATATGCATATCTCCCAAGGAACGATATCCCGCATATCTATCCACTGACAGTTTTACTATATTCGGCAGTTGAATAAAATCGTGCATCGCACGCGCCATATCTTTTACATTGTGGATGGAACCTTCGTCGCATCCCGAAACTACCTCTTCTTTTGTTCCATATTTATTCGTAAATATAACCCGGTCTAATACGTCAAACAAACAACCGTTGTCGTAACCCGCCTTTTTCATTTCGGTTTTCGCACGGTGGGCCAGTCGTAAATCATGGCTCATATTCGGTTTGGTACTGTGTATAAACTCACTGTTTGGTGCCGGGTCTAACCATGTATATCCGTATTTTGTTCCACACGGATGTCCCGATGGATTACAGGTTTTAATCGCACACAAGGATTTCCGAAACTCTTCGCAGGATTCTCGGGCATCGGGATGGCGAACATAACTGCGTCCGTAATCGATAATTTTTGGGAGGTATCGGGATTTGAATGTAAGGACCGACCCATCCGCATAATGGTAATGACATACAATATAACAGTATGTTTTCACACGATACATTAAGACATTTTGTAGGTGAAGGTCGTAATGCGTGAAATCATTGGCTAATGCACCGAGGACGGAATAGATTTGATAGAGAACAAAGGGTAGGTCGGTGTCAATGAACCATCTATATTTTAAACAGTCCCCGAACGTAGCATACGCGGGTTGAGGTTTAATATGCTGTATCAATAAGGCCTTGGTTTTGTAATAGGCAGGTCGACAGCTTTCGACTTTGTCATAGGAATCGTTCGGGTCTAACGAGAACTCTGTTAAATCCTTCTTTTTCAAGAGGGGCGTCATTCTCGACATCAGTTTCGTCCACAACTCTTTCGGGAGAGTATAGGAACCATAGGTCTCTACAAAACAGGGGTAATACTTCGAATACCGGTTTATCGTATCCCCCGTCAGTTTTTCGTAGAGAAGGGAATCTGTATTGGTGGCGGCATTCATTTTTAACACGGCATAAGAAGTATAGTTTTGATGGGTGTATTCCAGTTCATAAATGAGACCATTTGCGGAGCTTGCGCCAATCTTTTTAATTCCGGTCAAAAAAGCGAAACTGGTGAATCCGCCAAAAAATCGCCGGATTTTTTCGGCGTGTGTGCCGAAGGCGAGACATTGCCCGGAGTCCGCGCACACACTCTTTAGAAAGAGTGACCGGATTTTATGCCTGTTTTTTACAAAGAAGTTGCGTATTCGTTCGCTGGCACGAATACGGCGGAGGGCGTCTTCGAGATTCGTAGGTTCTAAAGGGGGTTCACATCGACCGGACTGTTTGTTTCTGCGGGTTCCATTGGGACATTTCGCGCGTTTGTTTTTCTGGGTTTCACATGCCCCGGTTTTTCGATTGAACCGGGTTCCATTCGGGCACCGTTTTCGCGAGGGCATATATATAGTCTTATATATTTTATCGTTGTGTCGGGGATTTCGTATTGGACCTTGTTCGGGGTGTGACAGTCCTCTTCAGTGGTATGCCAAGTTGTTCGCACCATACTCGCGTGGCTTCTTTTATTTTTGGAGCGATATCCTTTTTTGGAGGAAGATGAAACCGTTCGAGCGTATAGAAATAGTAGTGGTATCCATCCTCTGAAGTATAAGGATCCTTTATTTTCCTTAAAACGGAACCGATATTCAGGAGCATTTCGCGTTCAACGGGAGAACTGGTGCTCTCGGAAATGATGGATAATGAAACGCCTGCGGGCAACAATATACACAACATGTGTTTATTTTCGTCCCTTCCGGTAAACCGTTTGGCAACATCTACGTCGTAAGAGGTAGACATAAAATAGGGGACCTCGATGGATTCGCCGATTGCAATGGCATTATTTACAATGCCACTATACCCGGACAATGCACCCGATTTGGATATTCCGCTCCATACGATTTGTGGTGTCGTCGTTTTTATCGCCCATTTGTCTAAATATTGGCTCAATTCGTATTGGCTGGTGATTTGGGTGTGTAACAGCTGTCGTATCACGGTTTCGTCGGGCATCCGTTCATCCATTTCTTGGAGTTCTTCCTCTTCGTATTCTGTTCTCCAGTCGTCTATACATCTTTGGATTCTCGTGGGAACAAGGATATCCGCAGACCTTAAAGATACGGCTTTTGCAATATTGAAGGCAATCGGTCCAGTCATCCCTTCTTCGAAAAAGTCGCTGCCATCGGGGTCTCCTCGGTAAGATTGGGTCAATGTTTTTATACCAGCTTCAATCGGTACATCGCTCATATAAAGGGTCGCCATGAGCGTATCGGTTTTTATGGCCTCCGTATCCAGATGAACCTCGAACCAGTCGCTCAAGGACGAACCGATGGTCGAAGATAAAACGAGGTCGTAATTTTCAAACAGTTCTGCGCCACTGGTCTGCCTTTTTTGCATGGGCGGTTTTTCTTCGTATCGTCTCCCTAAATATTCGTCTACATTCCTCTTTCTCAATATATCACGTACCTGTTGGTGATAACGTTCCACTTGAGAAACGTTCATTGTGGGTTTTGTGCGTTTGATACTTCGTGTCGACATTGTAATAATATAACTGTAAAAAACAAAAAAAAGTAGTTCAATTTTTTACACCTTTCTACATTTCAAACGCCTACTTTTATATATATTCAGTAAGCGTTTGAAATGTAAAAAGGTGTAAAGAGGGGTATCGGTGACGAAGTATCTATGACTTATTTTGAATGGCCTTTTTGGCCTCTTTCTCTTGGAGTTTGCGGGTATTTTTGGCCTCTTTCTCTTGGAGTTTGCGGGTATTTTTGGCCTCTTTCTCTTGGAGTTTGCGGGTATTTTTGGCCTCTTTCTCTTGGAGTTTGCTGGCTTTCTCCAGGAGTTTTTGGAGTTTCCGGTCCTCGCGGAGTGTCCGAGTTTTCTCTTGTTTTCGCTTTTTCAACAATTCATAATATTCTTCGGGAGTCTTCTCGAGTATCGCGGTATTCTTTCGCAGTTCTTCCGTCATTTTCATAGGATTCTCCGGAACGACCATTATTGCCATATGTTTCTGTAGGGCGTCCTTTAACTCTGTGAGTTCGCGCTCCTTCTTCAAAATCTTTTCCTGTAGTTTTTGTGTTTTCAAATGATGTTGTTTTTGCCGTTTATCCATTTCGGCATTCAATCGCGGAAGGTTCCCGCGAGGTTTCGCTTTCGGCTCATCGAATATCTCTCGTGCCTCCTCTCGTGCCTCCTCTCGTGCCTCCTCCCGTGCCTCCTCCCGTGCCGACCTCTCTTTCAGCTCCCCGCGTAGTGCTGCCAGGTCTCTCTCAATCCACACTTTACGCCGTTCTACCATATCCAGGATTTCGTCGTCGTCGATATCCTCCATGAGTTCGCCCTGTTTTCGAATCGTTTTTTTCAAAAGACGGATTTCCTTCTTTTTGATTCGGTCGGCTTTCGCCCTCTCTTTCATCGTATTTTTGATGGATTTACGGAGGTTCGCATACGCCGCTTTTTTCCCCCGTTCAATCCCTTGAACCTCTTTTTCAATGTCCCGTATTTTTTTTGTCCGGTCGCCGTTTTTCATGACTTTATTCAGAGAGCTTTGCGCGCTTCGCAGTGAGAACTCGATAATCGCGCGTTCAACGGATATCAAATCCGTTTTCAGGTAGGCTTTCATGTGTTTTATTTGCTGTTTTAAAATCCCGATTTCGACGGCCAACTGGCGTTTTAAACGTGCAACCTCTTCTCTCCGGAGATGAATCTGCCGGTCCATCTCTTGGACTTCGGGAATATCTTTCGCCACCTTCATAAAATCGTTGCTGTTTCGAATCGTCGAACTACACGAGGTTCTCAACGCATAATACGCCGACTTCTTATATTTTTCAAACCGCTCCGGATATTTTTCAATGTGGGTATGAATCGTTCGAATTCTCTCCTGTTGCCCCTTTTTCAAGGATTGAATATTCCCTTTTATTTTTTTATTGTGGTCTTTTATTGTCTGAATATACTGTTTGACCTCCTGCACGAGAGAACGAATGTTTTTGTTGACGACGGCTTCACACGTTCTCTTGGATATATCTTTATATTCCGGGGTTTCACATATTTTTCGGAGATGTTGAAACCGGACGTTAGTCATATCAGACAAATCCTCCTCTAGTCGCCTGGCGTTTTCTTCTGCCTCTTTCTGTAGGTCGAATATGGCTTTATCGTTGTCCGTCCTTGCGATATACTTGTCAAACTCGAGAACCTCAGGAACCTGCACGTTTGAAACGAGCGGGGCCATGACCCGTTTTATCACCGGCTGTGAAAACTGGCGAGCGTCCTTTTCCCGGTTGAGATAACTGATGTGTCCGGCAATATCGTCCAAAAAGGATTCGGCGTCGCGGAAAGTCCCATCCTCCCCCAAATACTTGTGTGAAAAGAGTTCGAATGTATCCGGCATCTGTTCTTGTAAGGGTTTACAAAGGTTTATCAGTTGAACGAGTTCCATGGGGTTCTCAGTAATCGGCGTCGCCGTCATCAAGAGTACCCTCGCCGAATCTGCACCCGAAACGGCATAGGACGTCATCAATGCCTTATGTAACTCTGACATATTCGGTCGTTCCACGGACGAAAGGTCGCCACCCCCATACAATTTGTGGGCTTCGTCGATGATAAAAAGCGTTTTTCTAAGGGGGTCGATTTCTCCGTTGTCTTTCACCAAACGGTGGTAATACTGGTTCTGTTTAGAGACCAGGTTCGAGAACTGTTTATACGAAATCGGGCGAATGCGCCAGGCCTTGGATAAGAGTTTCATTCGTTCCCCCGGGTCGGTGGGTATCTTTTCCCCGTTCGAAATCATTCGGCGGATGTTTTCATGAGCCACCTGGTCGAACACATTTTTCCATATGTCGTTTTTCAGAGTTGTTCTCGTCACCCATAGAATACTGTATCCTTCAGGTTCAAAGTTGGAGGACGCAGCAGCAATCGCACTCGCCGTCTTCCCCGTTCCAACGCTGTGATAAAGCAACATCCCCTTTACTTGAGCGGAAGGTTTAAAATAACGTCGTATAAAGTCTTGTGTAGGCGTGAAAGTGAGTACAGTTGACCCCTTTCGTTCCGCCGCTTCTTTCTCTTCGCATAGGTTCTCCATTTTTACAGGGGGCCAGCGATAGGCATCGTAGTAGGTTTCGATGTAGGATGCCATCTCACGGTGCCCGTTGAAGTGTGCGTTTCGGTGACGTATCAAAGTATCCCCTTTTTTTTCCCCGTATTTTCGGTGCGCTCCGCCGAGAACGGTTTCGACTCTGTCGTCGTCATCCGAGTCTTCTATATCCACAGAAAAGTGGTGGACGGCCCGATTGAGTTCGTAATCTACCGAACCGACCACGGCGAGGCGCTCTATTCCGTGGCTGAAGTTCGCGAGCCGGAGGTTTGCATCCATTGATTTCAACAGGAGTTCTTGGCCCGTGCTTGACCCCAAGAGAGACTTTCTCAGGAACTCGGGGATTTCCAAGTCGTACACGAAGACTTCGAGTCGCCATCCGCGGGTAGGATGAAACTCAAGACCTTTTTGACCGCAGGTTCGCGTTCCGCGTCCGATAACCTGCTTTTGGTCTGCGGAGTTCATAGGAGGTTCAAATACGTGAATGTATTTTATATCGAAAAGGTCAATCCCTTCTTTGAAACCGCTATCCATGACAATGATTCGCACGTTCTCCCCGTGAATATTATCGGGTCGCGAATTGAACCGGGACAACATCTCTTTTTTCATTTTTACACTTATCGGTTTATCGAATACAGTGACAGAAGAGAGGAGATAGAACGACCGCTCGGCTCCGGGCAAAAGTTCGATTGGACCCCACGACGAGGCACCCCGGACGGCGCGATACCCCAGCCTCCATCCGGTGGAAATCAGTCCCGATGCAATCATTTTAGCACCCTGACCTCCCGTTTTTATGTCGGAAAAGATGAAATGTTTAAAGGTCCTGCCGTATTTTTTCCGGTCCCTTTCATCGAGGGTTTCAATCTTTTGTAATAACGCATGTAGTTTGGGAGAGCAACCCGGCATATCTCGTAAAAAAAGGTCCGGCTGGAAGGTCGGGTCGTCCAATTTATATTCGTTTTTGACAACCGACCAATTCGATTTTTTGCGAATACACGACGTATCAAACTCTATTCTTGGCTTTTCTAAAACGGCGTTTTCGGCCGATTCGCCCCATTCCGCGATTTTAGAAATAGAGGTTTCGGCAAGTGATTCAGGACTTTCTCTCATTTCGGGAATATATATTTACTGAATATTTAAATCTTACTCTATAGTATATGCCAGGCAATAAAATACTCGGTGGCGGATTCAACGGGATTTCTCCAAAACAATCGATTGGAAACTATAAATCGGGAGAACAAGTCATCTCTCGCAAAATAGTGGTAAAGGCCTGGAACAAAGCGTATGCGAACGGTACGGTCAATGGAAAGGAACGCGTCACTACCCCTTTTCGCGCGATAAACAACAGTGGCGATTTTTTAGGTCGCGTCCATTACAGCTGTGGTGGTCCAAACCCAACCAATGCCGATTACCCGGGGTGGAAATCCCGGATTCGCAGTATGTTTAATAATTGCGATGGGTCGGGCATTCCGGCGTCTTCTACCAATGTAAAGTATGTCGCGGATTCCTCCGATTATTCCAAGTTTAAGAAATACAGCGCCATCAACCGCATATACAACGACAACAGTTTCGGCGGAGACCAGAGCAATGCGTCTTATGTCGCAACTATGCAAATCCACCGATAAAAAGTATGGCGCAACCTTTAGATAACCCTTTCTATAAAATTGAAATCTTTTTTCTAACTTCATAACATTTATATGTTACGTACTACCAGAGATATAAAATGTGCAACAAAAACGCCTCTATGACAGCGTCCTCCGCGCCCGTGCAATTCACGGTTTCCAAGAAGACGGTTTCTAAGGAAATCCTTCGAACCAAGATAGACGAAAAACTCAAGGAGCTTGGTTTCGAATCCAACTACAACAACATCAACAGCGACTGGCACGTGTATAAAGCATACACCAGCGATATTCTAGTGACCGACAACGTCATTGAGTTCTTCGATTTCATCGAAGCGGACATCAATGTGTATGACCGAGGTGAGGAATACGTCGTCGAAGTCAACCGGTATGCAGGTAATATTTCCGAGATTGAACTCTATTTCAGTCTCAAACAATCGTTTTTGCCAATAGAGGAGACTGGCTCTATCTTTTCGAAACGGTTTGCGTATATAAAACATATTATCATGTCAATTCTTTCGATTCTTGCGTTCTTTTGTCGGTTTCTTTAGCCTATGGATTCATTCAACCCTTTACATCTTTCGCGGAATAAACTTCTTTCAATGGCAGCAAAAAATTATGGATACATATATTATAAGATGAATATGTATCCATATTTAGCAGAGTTTTGTGGAACCCTATTCGTCGTGTATATATTATTAACTACCGGAAATCCGATTGCCATCGGCGCCGCACTTGCACTGTCTATCCTGTTGACCACCAATATTTCCGGGGGTCATATTAACCCCGCGGTGACTGTCGCCATGGCGGCCGCAGGAAGAATAAATAACGCAGAAACCATTCCTTATATTCTATCCCAAGTGTTTGGCGGATTAGTTGCTTTACAGATATTTAAAAGGTACAGTTAAGGACTCTTATTTATAAACCGATACAGTATAAATAGACCAACCACGGTTATCGAGCCGATATAAAACGTGTTTATGCCGTCCTCGCCCAAGGAGAATAGGTTCCTCTCCTTTTTTTTGTCGTGTGCGTCGTCGTCATCCTCCGGAGCTTTGGAATCCGCAGGGTCGTATTTTGTCATAAACTCGCGGATAGACATCCCTCTTTCGGTCGAATCCGGGTCGGCCACGGCTACATAATTCATGTTCCCCATCCGGTGTTTTACCGGTTTCAATAAAACGGATGTCTTTGGAACTGTAGTTGGCGTGTATATGGCAATGTGGCCTCCTAAAGGTATACTCGACAACATATATAATATAGATATATTATATGTATTTAACTTATTATACCCGAATTAAAAATCCGCCGTAAACTCGAAGATGTCGTCGTTCACCGTTTTATTCGCCAGGGCATATTCCGAGTTCGTTCTCTCGAAAAAATTGACTTTCGATTCCATGCTGATGAGTTCCATAAAGTCAAAGGGGTTCGCAGAGTTGTATATTTTGTCGTAACCCAGCTGTAAACACAGCCGGTCAGCGACAAACTCGATATACTGTTTCATGAGAGCCGAGTTCATTCCGATGAGTCGGCACGGAATGGCTTCTGTAATAAACTCTTTTTCGATTTCGACGGCCTCTTGAATAATCTCATAGACCCTCTTTTTCTGTAGCTTCTTCTGTAGTTTGCTATAGAGGAGAACCGCAAACTCGCAATGCATCGCTTCGTCGCGAGAGATGAGTTGGTTCGAAAAGGTGAGTCCGGGCATTAGTCCGCGTTTTTTCAGCCAGTAGATGGAGGCAAACGACGCCGAAAAAAAGATGCCTTCGACCACGGCAAATGCGATGAGACGTGCGGGAAAACTGCTGCGGTTGTCGGTTATCCATTTGCGCGCCCATGTCCCCTTTTTCGCGATACAGGGGAAATGTTCGAGGGCTTTGAATAGTTTCGACTGTTGGTCCTGGTCCTTAATATAGGTGTCAATCATAATGCTGTAGGACTCGCTCTGCCCGGTTAAAATCCCGTTAAAAATGCCAGTGTGTAATTTCGGTTCATTGAAACAGAATGTGGGTTGAATACGGTAGGTAATTTGAATGTTGGATACACGAATCAATGGGTCGGTATAGTCAGTCGACTCCGCCTCGGTCAAGTTCAACATGCAGGGATTGAATCCCATAGATAACAGTTTTGCCGTATGGATTTCATTGATGAGTAGCCCTGTAGTATACGGACACGAATATACGGCATATTCGTCTGAGCCGTCGTTTTTGGGGACCACCTTTTTCAGCTCCTCTTTTATTTTAACCAGGGGGGCATGTATACCGAGTGTCGTCAAAAGCAGTTGGATGTCTTTCAGTAAAATAGGGTCGGAGGAAACGAGATGAAACGAATGTGTATCCATATTTTTAGTCAATATAGGACACCCATTTGCATCCGCAAACCCTTCCAACCATTTTAGCCGGGTCGCTAAACTATAGTTGACAGGAACGACGTTTTTGTCTTTGTTTATATGGTCGGTCACGTCGTAAAAATCGATATCGTTCTTTATGTAATAAGAGCCGTATTTAAAGTTTAAAAAGAGGGCCGGCGTTTTTTCATAGACATAGACCAGACGTGAAGATACAGAATGTATGCCGTCTCCGCAAAAAAATGCGTGGGTATACGGGTTCAAAAACTCGTTCGGGTCTTCGAAAAGGGTCACCGGCAAGTCGTATGGTGCAATGACGTCTCCGATAGAGAGAAGCCGCGTTTCTACGCGTTCGGTCCTGCATTTGTCGGGGTTCGATACGTTGCCTTTGAGAACCAGCCATTTATGTCCTGCGGTGCAATCTAACTGCATCCCATTCGTCAGTTCCACGTGTGTAATATATTGGTCCTGTGTATATTGGACTTGAACTTCCGTGAACTCCTTGCCGTTCCATACGTTCACGTTTTGACCCATTAAATCCTCGATACTGTAATATCCTTTATCTGTTAAAATCCGTGTATTTCCTGTGACGCAATGGATGTTTTCCATGGCAATCTGGAACCCGTAAAACGCCCTCGCCTCTGCCAATTGCACGTCCCCCATAAACCTTAATGCCAGGTTCTCTGTAACAATCCCGTCGGACGCGGCAAAAAAGGCAAGTACCATACTGATAAAATGCCTCTCGTCCGTATTCAATTTGTGGTTCCAATCCACCAAATCTTTCGAGAAGTCGATTTCTTGAGGTATCCAAAAACAGTCGACCTGCTTTTTATACATTTTCCAGATGTCATTGTCTTGTATGGGAAACATTACGTATCGAGAATCGTTTTGTGTAAGGAGCGGGTCAGTGGAAACGGCGGCGGATTCAGACATGGCTAAATAATATATATGCGCTATTTTTATTTGGTTTATCAAACATTATCCTATTCGGTTCAGGGTTACACAGACACCACGTTCTGCCAGGTCACCACACCGTTCTCATACGCGATTTCGAAATCTCGCGAATATCTCCAGGTATAATTTCCTAACGCACACGGTGTATTGCGAAACTTTGCCAACATCGACTCGAACTCCAGTCCCGCATTTTTCCATATGCGAACAGATTCTTTTTCGTAAAAGAGGGAACCGACCATCCATTCGCCTACACTGGAATGCAGAGTGATTTCGGTGTTGGGCGGAACGATGATATCCTCGTATTTACTGACATCCTGGGATTTCGAAACCCACGTGGAAATGAGAATGGGTAAGGTCGTGCAAGCATTTTTGAATTGGATGGTCGACATGTTCTCGGACAAAGAACTTTTATATCGGACTATGTTATATAAAGTTCGAAATCAATTTTACATCATGTCTTTTTTATGTCAATATAAAGACCTTTTCGGAAAACCGAACGAAGGGTTACGAAAATACAGAATTGCCGACATTGCCATATATGATGTCAGTGTAGTCGTTCTCATTTCAATTGGCCTCTCGTATTTTACAAAAATACCGTTATGGATAGTTCTCGTCGTGTTGTTCGTGTCGGGCATCATCGTCCACCGTGCGTTTTGTGTGCGAACGGGGGTCGACAAGTGGCTATTTCCAAATGCTGAATAAAATCATAGGATATTGTAATGAAGTGTTTAGAGGATTCGACCGTTCCACCCGAAACAAAGCGCCGGGGAAGAAAACCGAAAAAAATGGCACAGAAAGAACTGCTAAATATGTTTTACGAAGAAACCGGAATCCCAGAATCAAAGGGCACCACTTACAGTAAGAAGACGATGGAATGTTACAAATATCTTTCGCCGGCGGAAAAACAGGGGTTCGAGCTGGGGTTTACGGTGCCAAAAAATGCGAACCAGGAGAGATATTTGGCATTATTAAATGAGAAAGCACGAAAAATAATTGTGGTGAGTGGGCCGGCAGGAACGGGAAAGACCCTCTTTGCGACGGAATACGGGATTCGCCATTTTTTAATGGGAACGTATGAGAAACTCATATTTACGCGTCCGTCGGTTTCGGTGGACGAAGATATCGGTTATCTTCCCGGTTCTCTCGAAGAAAAAATGGCGCCGTGGGTGCGTCCCATATACGATATACTCTATCCATTTATTTCTCCGAAGGATGTCAAACAATACATGGAAGATAAAACGATTGAAATCGCCCCTTTAGGATACATGCGGGGGAGAACCTTTAAAAACGCATGGATTGTTGCAGACGAAATGCAGAACTCGACGGTCTCTCAAATGAAGATGTTGATGACGCGTTTGGGCGAAAACAGTCGGATGGTAATCACAGGCGACCTCGAACAATACGACCGACAAAATGAGGTGAATGGTCTCGATGATTTTTTACGAAAGTTTAACGACAATTCGACGTCGGCGTCCACTGCAGTGACCACAGTGCAATCCAGTATTGTAGTCCTTTCTTTCGAAAAAAAAGATATACAACGCGAGGAGGTAGTGAAAGAGGTTCTCGACATTTATTCGGGTCGAGAGGTTTAGGCGAGATTATTTTATATGGGTATATAATATAATTATGGCCGTGTCACCCAAATATATACATAACCGAAAATTATTATACTTTTTATTCTTCGTCGCGTTTATCGATTTTTTATATTTGGTTTACACGAACGATATGTCTTCCGTCACCTTTTTTATAATGATTTTCATCATAACCACGTTTTTCACTAAAAATATGATTATCATCCTATTTATTTCTTTTATTTCCACAAACGTCGTAAAATATGGATTAATCAATGAATATCAAGAGGGGTTCGCAGAGGATGAAGAGGAAAACGAAGAGGCGTATGTCAATGAATCCGCGGAGGTCGAAGAGGACGCAAGCAAGTTAAATGTGGAAGGCGGGGGAAAAAAGGAGGGGCTTAAACCCATTGACTCGGACGACCACACATTAGAAAAAACGGACAAACTTATATTGCCGGAAATAGAGGTGCTTGAGAAAATGAATAAATATAAACCATTATTAGATACATTGAGCGGTCTCTCAAAAAATATGGCGGCGTTCTCGTAGGATGAACCGGTGACAATAATAAATATTCATACTATATAGGTGATGATTGGTAAAATAATAGGCAGTATAAAAAAAATGGTAATGGGATTTATAAAAAAGGCTGTTGGTTTTTTTAAAGGATTGATACTCCCAATACTGGCGTTTATCCAGGGGATTGGGAATTGTATCTTAAAGGTATCGTTATTTTTTTCTGCATTATTTAGATGGTTCGGTGCCATTTTTATATGGGTGTTTAATTTTGGAAAAAACACCAGGTTCAGTAAAATATATAAGGATGAGGTACCCACCGTTGGCCCCATTGCATATATAATCCGGTATATCATTGTAATTGCGATGAAAGTCGCGTCTATTCCTAAATGTATGTTATGGTATATATTTGATTTTATTGGATGGGTCATTTATTTGCCGTTCCGCCTATTGTTCTGGTCGCTGGATTATATGTTTGATTTAGGTATCGTAAAAGGGGAACATGCCATATGGAAGTTTTTCGGTGAACTCGACTATTTTATACATGGTCCAAAAGACAACTATTTTATTCGTCAATATAAAGACGGTGCCAACATAAAGAATCCTGACCCGAACTCATTGAATACGGGAGTTCACCTGTTTCATTTTCCAAACTCGACCATGATAAAATGTTATTCGGTTCAAGCCTTTAAGCTGGCACCATTCCCGTCATTTACACCAGTCAGTAAAGCGATAAAAGAGATTGGAGGTTGCATGAAGAAGAAGAAAAAGTCGTCGGTGTCAACATCAGAATAAGACATATTTCCGCCACCGAGGGAAAGAAAACATTGAAATAATATATATGCCGAAAAAATGTATCCCCGGTGTAATCTGTATTGAAAATGTAACTCTTGCGTTTCTAGTATTTGCGTGGATTGTTTTAGGATATATGTATTATACACTTGTAATCAAAAATGTTGCAAATGCGCGGGATTTAGGAACGCCTGCGGTTCCCGTGCCAATGTATACCAATGTTTCCACGCGACGTGTGCCGAATGTTATATTAGACCCGTATGGTCCTCCATTGAAAGATGACGGTCTATATTTTCCGAATGATTCGGGGGATATCCGGGGTGTTCCGCCGGTGGTTTTCCCGGGGAGTCGGGGTGTTCCGCCGGTGGTTTTCCCGGGGAGTCCGGCCGGCATTCCCATAAATATACAGACACGAGGTCTTTCGCAAGATTATACCCAAATGGGGATTTTAACGAGAGAAAAAGACGATTTAATATTGTCTTTAATGGGTCGTAGGTTAATCTCAGGATTAGATAAATGGCAGTATTATACCATTTCAAATACTGGAAATATGAATACCAAACTACCTATATCGGTTCGTGGAAAAAGTTGTTCGGGCGAGTATGGATGCGATATATTGATGAGCGGAGATTCAGTCTATGTCGAAGGCTACAAAGATGTGTTTAAAGCCACAATATATGAAAATGGGACATTTTCGTATATACCCTATATTTAGATATATCATTTATATATAAATTATAAATGATGCATAATCCTTATTTAATGAAGCTATTTGAACTACATAACATGCAATATATGATTTACGGTGGCACTGACGCTGACGCTGACGCTGACGCTGACGCCCGTAATAATTCGCGTGATACAAACAACCATACTGGTGGGTCGGAGAATAGTGATAGTGACGATGCATCTAACCCGCAGAGTAAACTCACACATGTAAATATAGACAAGTTTTTAAAACAAATTGCGAAAGGGGTTAAACTCAGCTCGGTGCCTATATACAAAGGACTCGCGGGCAAAATTAAAGACCCCAAGAATGGAATAGAGATAACTACGAGCGGTGGTGGGATACTACTTTTTACACTAGAACATGATACGTCGATAGAGTTTACCCCATATGATATTCCTATTGATAAAAATGCAAAACATAATACAAAACAAATCATCATAGGCATATGTGATAAGATTTTTACAGAGTTGAAAATACCCACGAACGAATAGAGTCCGACGTCCACGATGTATTCTCAGGATAAGATTAACTCACTTACTAAAATAAGATAAAAACATTTAAATATATAAAGATAAAGTAGTAAGATATGAACTCTGCCGAAGAAATTATAAACATTGATACTATTTTGGAGAACGAGAAACAAACGAATAAACAGGATACATGGACGAAACTGGATAAAACCGTAAAGACTCAGAAACTCCATATTTTTGCCGAAAAATACGGGGTTGACAATGGACTCCCCCAAAAAGACGTGAAAACATTGAAAACGTTTTTCACCGCATGTCTCGATAAAAACAAACTGCAGAAAACAAAAGATATAGTGTATGACAAAGACAAATCGGTTATCGTTTCTATCCCCTCACTCGTTTTCAATATAAGTACTCGTGCATATACATTGAAAAATATGGATGCAAAACGTGTGTCTACCATTAAATCATTGACCCCCAGAAGAAATACAGAAAAAACAGTGGTCCCCGAAAAAGAGTTATAAAATCGAATAATATATTATACTTCAAACAATATAATATACTAAATCATATATAAATTATGACAGACATCGATGTCGTATCCTGTTATGAAAATAAGAAAGAACCTACAGAGTCAGAGACGGAGGAAGAGCTGGAACTTACCATATATGAACTCTTGGAAGAATATATCGACGGCGACCAAATTTTAAAACTGTCTGCACCTACATTTCACGAAGAGATGACAGACGATATTACCCATATTTTATTTCAATCGTTGAATGATGCCGGAGTATGGGACGAAGAGGATTACGACTGGCTCTATACCATTGTAGAAACGTATACGAGGTTATGGTTTCAGTCGTGGATTTGTCCTGAACGACACATGTCTCAATATAAAGGAGACTATCACGCCGTGGAAATGAGGGTCGACCGAACCCTCCTCGCGGACCAGATGCAGTATCTGCGTGAAAAGAACGACTCGAACCCGCTGCAGAGAACAAAAGAATGGTACGAGCGGCGTTCTCAAATGATGACCGCCAGCAACCTATGGCAGACGCTGGGTTCCGACGCGCAAAAAAACCGGTTCATTTACGACAAATGTAGGCCGTTGGAAGTCGTCGCCGAAGACCGGAAATGGGTCTCGACCGAAAACTCGCTTCACTGGGGTGTCAAATACGAACCGTTGTCCGTAATGGTGTATGAAAAAATCACCGGGGCGAAAGTCGAATCGCTGGGATGCATACAACATCCGAAATATCCGTTTTTAGGGGCCTCGCCAGACGGCATCGTCGGCAACGAAGAGTCCCCTTTGTATGGCCGGTTGGTCGAAATCAAAAACATTTACAATCGCGAGATGGACGGCATACCAAGTGAAGCCTACTGGATTCAAATACAGGGGCAGTTAGCGTGTTGCGGATTGGCACTGTGCGATTTCGTAGAGACGCGGTTCAAAGAATACTCGTCGGCGGAAGAATATTACGAGGAAACCGATATGGAGAGGATGCGTGGGATAATATTGTATTTCGTTCCACGGGATGGAATGTCGAATACCCCTTTATACAGATATATGCCGTTGATGAGCCATCCTACGACAGACCCTCCTGTAAACCTCTGGATGGAAAATACGATAAAAGAGTTGGAAGAAACCCATGTCCTATTCCATCCCATTTATTGGTATCTTGACGACATCCAAATGTCTTCGGTGGCATACAATGACATATGGTTCAGCCACGCAGTCAAACGTTTCAAAGAGACATGGGATACCATAGAAAAGGAACGGACGACCGGTTACGAACACCGTTCTCCAAAGAAACGGGCGTTACCCCTCCCCGAAAAAAACAAGGTGTGTATCATCAAACTAACAGAGAACGAAACGATTCAAATAGAAACCGAATGTATTTGAGAACGCTACGAGAAAATACATCGACAACATAAATAGTACCTTTGTTTTCAACGGGGTTTCATTTGCGAGAATAGTATAGACCGGATCACCCGTATATATACACCACGGAACATATACACACAAAAGCCAGATGTGATTCCAAACGTAAGAATACATCATATCGGTATATGTGAAATAGTCGTGACACTCTGTCGAATTCACTAATCTGTAGGTAAGTAGAATAAGTGGAACGCCATGGACTGCATCACACCATAGAGATTCGAACCGGTGGTCTATCGCAGGGTTATCGAGGATGTCTCTGTCATCCATTCCCAAAATGAGTCGGCCCGACCAGTATCCTGCAGTGATTCCAAAATGGACGTTGTATGCCACCGGAAAAAAAGCAGGATAACATATGTATATAAAAGACGCCAAATACCCTGTATCCGTAAACCGAATGAACTGTTTACCCCAATTCCAGTTTTTCGGTAGATAGTCATAGTGTTCTCCGAACCAATAGAAATAGTTTGCAGGATACATTTTTAATGCAATCGCAGTCGAAATAAAGATGTCCTGGGTTGCAAGATAGAGAGTCATATGGATAAATGGGATATAGTACCCGTTTTTTATAGGGTCAAATGAAAACTGCATCATTGCTGCATACACAGACTGTTTATTTTTTATATCCTTTTGGGATGTGGAACGGGTGGTCTTTTGCAAAGGGGATTTTCAAGAGATAGAGTCCCAGAATAATGAAGAGGGCGCCGGTATATTGAAAATAGTTCTCAAATCTCTCCCCGAGAACCACGTAGGCATAGACGCTTTCGAGGATACTGCTCGTTCCGTCCCATGCATTATTCACCAAGAGAATTGTTGAATCCTGAAGGTTGACAATCAAGAGAATGACAACCCCGATGTATCCTATGATTCCAATGCCTAAATACATTAATCCCTTGTCGTTCGCGTATTCTTTGAGGGCGACGTCGCCGAGGATTTCGACGGCAGACAGGGCAAGTATCGTTGGCACACTCATTATACTGTTATCGTGGATATTTTGCGTAATAAAACATATAGAAATATATGGCCGATTTTATTATGGCATCCCATTTTTCATCCGTTCAACAAAAATTACAGTCCTTTTATGATTCTAAAAAAATACCGCACATCATATTTCACGGACCCTCTGGGTCCGGCAAAAGAACATTCGTAGAGAACTTTCTCCTGCAAATCTACGATAATGACAAAGCAAAAATGTCGTCGAATGTGATGTGGGTCAATTGCGCCCACGGGAATGGGCGTGGAATCAAGTTTATCCGAGAAGACGTCAAGTTTTTCGCAAAGTCCAACATCCAGTTCAATCGGGGAGTCATTTTTAAAACCATCGTATTATTGAATGCGAACCTGCTGACGAATGACGCTCAATCCGCACTGCGTCGGTGCATCGAATTATTCAGTTTCAATACGCGTTTTTTTATTATTGTAGAGAACAAACACAAACTGTTAAACCCCATTTTATCCCGATTCTGTGAAATATATGTTCCCGAACGAATGGACGCACAGGGTGTCATCACGAACCTGCACCATCTTACCGTATCGAAAGCATACGACATGTCGGAGTTTAACCGAACGCGTGCGGATGAATTGGGGGAAAAAATGGGGATTTTAAAGGCGGAGTTCTCACACCCCGATTTAGTGGCACTCGTTACCGAACTTTACGATTTGGGATACTCTTGTCTGGACCTGATTGAATGGTTCAAAACGAAATGCGATTTAGATAAAAAGACGGTGTCGTCCATCGTCATGTGTTTCTATCGCGTCAAACCGGAATACCGGTGTGAAAAATTGCTGATGCTGTATATTTTAGATTATGCATATTTTCGTGAAAACAAGGGGTTGCATGACATCGGATTTATTTAGAATAATTGTATATTTTATTTAATGATATACAGTTTGCGTATATGACGGCACTGACCTCGATAAAAATATCAACATAACAGGGCGTGTAAAAATCGCACATCGTGGGGCATATACGAATGATGACTTCGATACAGAAGGGAACAAAGCGCTTGATACCGTATACATAATGTTGGATAACTTGAATAATAAGGGTAAACCGATATTATTCCCAGTGACTCGCAGTAATGTCAAAAGTGTCGAACCGCTTACAGGCGGCGGAAAAAGTAGGCGCAATAAAAAATCAAGAAAAAGGCGCAGAACATCGAGACGCAGTTAAATCCATTTACTTCATATGGTGTATGTGGTATGTAGACCACCGTATTTGATTTAGTTTAATTTTTATATTACAAATATGCATATTGTAATATGGACGATTTTGTCATTTCGAACTTGCACGAATCCCGAAATGAATGGTGTAGCCGTTTAGTCAGCATTTTCACGCCTTTAATGATGGAAGGAATCAAATCCATTTTCAACGAATCGTGGAAACTCTGTTTAGACACCGATGAAATCGCCAAATATTTGATGACCTTTCAAAACCTGTTGTCGCGAATCCCGAAATGGAACGCCATTATCATCGAAGAAGAACGCAAACGTATCATAGAACGTAGCGGATGCAATTATTTAGAGGACTTGATTACCTGCGTGCATATCATTCAATTGAAAGTTCTCACATGCATACGTGTCGGGAATCGACAGAAGAAAATCGATATTTCGATACCGAAACTGGATTCGTTCATCCATAAGACCTATATTCACATTGCGCGAAAGGTGTATTCGAATGTGTATCTATTCGAGAAGAATATCTCCCCGTTGCTCGTCCAAAAGAACATGCGTGAGTTCGAAGTCATCGTCCAAGAATGTATTTTGACGGCGATTCGCGAAAGCATTCCCACCGAAGAGATTATCCGGGCCTACATGGACGAATCGGTCGAACATGAGGAAGAGGTGACTATCGAGAACATGGAAGACCCGGTTCTCACCGGGGAGTCTTCCGTCGGCGATGTAGAGACTGATGTGCCGAAAGCGACTACCCCGGAGACCGAAGAGACGGTGGAGACCGTGCCTTCCATTAAAAACGTCGACGACGAACCGGTGGTGACCCGTCTTTCCTTCAACGACTACGATTTTGTCATGGATGAAGACAAGAATGTGGAGAAAGTGAACGCCCCGAAGACCATTGAACGGTTGGAAGAAATCAGTACCGAACGGGCCATTCAACGCAAGTTGGAGGAAGAGGACGATGATAATGACCGGATAAAGATACATACGACGGATTTAGAGGCGATTGATTTAGGAACTTTAGACATACTGGAGTGTCCGATGGAACCCGTCGGAGACATTGTTGTGTTGGACGACATCGAAGAACTGATGTAACAAGGATTCGCGAGTGCGCGTATAAAACAATCATAAATAGTATAATTGTTTTATATGGATTTATTTTTGTTTGCGATATCTACAACCATTGTGTTTGTTCTCATAAAAATGGTTGAAATGTATTTAGAAAAAGAGATGAAACCCTTGAAGGTTGTCGTCCGGGATACGGCGTATGTATTCGGCGCATCATTATGCAGTGCGTTTGCATTGATATACATGAAAACCGCCATACACGATTTTTTCAATGTCGTCACGGAAAACAAGGGGGTTCAACTGGAGACGACACACGTCTTTACGGATACTCCGGGATTTTAACCCCTTCATTGGAATAAACCCTTCATTGGCTGTAAATATTTAGATAAAACCTATATAAATATTTAGAAGGGCATCGTATATGGAAGTGAAGCGAAATTATCCTTTGATTTTATCCAGTTCGTTATGGTTGATTCCCGGTACATACGTTCTCTTTTACAAACAGTCTGCATTTTCGGCAGTGATTACGTATGCCATAACGGCAACTTCGATGAATTATTGGTGGAATCCCACGGTTTCAAACTTGTTTTACGACCAGGTGACCTCGCATATTGGCTGCTTTTTTTATCTCACAAACTCGATGCTTTTCCTTCCTGACATTCCATTAAAAGGGCTTGCGATAGGGTCGGTGGTGACCTATTATATAGTGTATCGTCACTCGTGTCATTTGCATCAGTGTAACAATGAGAATTGGGTCTATTGCCATATCCTGTTTCATCTGTTAGTGTTTTCGAGTAAATGGATATTATATCTTCATTTGTAATATTCATTCATTATTATGGGATATTCGATATATTAAATCTCGATATCGAAAACGTCGCTGTATTTGGTATTCATCAGTTCGATGACTTCCTCCACTAAGACCGTCCGTTTTTCCTTGAGGATTTCCGCCGCGTCCATTATCAACTCTTTCGACTGTTCGATGACATGTTTCGTAATGATATACGCCTGTTTCAACAGCTCGCTTATCTCCGTATCAATCATTTCCTTGTATGCCTCGCTGTTGTCCGGGTAAATCATGAGGGTTCCCATTCCATAGTAGACAATCATTTTATGTGCGAGTTTAAGGGCTTCCTCGAAATCGTTTAGCGCCCCCGTCGTCACCGAGATTCCATAGAAGACCTCTTCCGCCACACGCCCCGCCAGTAAAATCGTCAAATGTTCCAACAGGGCCTCTCGCTTGTAGATATTGGAATCCGCCGATTCGAACACGGTATATCCCGGCGATGTAGGCGCAGACAGGTTGATGATGATTTTCGTGACTTTCGCATGATGTTTCGAAAGGATTCCCATCACTGCATGACCCATCTCGTGAATCGCGATATGGTCGATGATGTCGCTCGTGAAAACGTGCTCGTTGGGCTGCCATCCGACCAAGATTTTATTGTATACGGTATCCACATCCTCTTTGGAAAACTGGTATCGGTCGTATCTCAACGCATTCAACATCGCCTCGTTCAACAGGTTCTCAATCTGGGCGCAAGAGAATCCTGCGGATAAATCGACGAGGTCATCGTCGGTAATCTCGGGAAGCCTCGGTTTCCCCCTCGAATGGATGCGGACAATCTCGCGACGCGTCTTTTCGTCTGGATTTCCGATGAATATACGTTTGTCGATTCTCCCGGGACGGGTGAGTGCCGCGTCCAACAGGTCGGCGCGGTTCGTGGCCCCAATGACAAATATGCCCGAAGTGTTTTTGAAGCCGTCCAATGCCACCAGGAGTTCGTTCAGGGTGTTGTCCCGTTCCGCAGAAGCCGACTCGCCGTCTTTCCCGCGGTTCCTTCCCAGGGCGTCGATTTCATCGATGAAAATGATACAGGGGACATTCTTTTTCGCCAGCTGGAAGAGTTCGCGAATCCTCGCCGAACCTACGCCGACGTATTTTTCTTGAAACTCGGAACCGGATACAGTGATGAACGAGCAGTTGGCTTCTCCCGAGAACGCTTTGGCGATAAGCGTTTTTCCGTTCCCGGGCGGACCTTCCAGAATGAGTCCCTTGGGAACCCGGACGTTAAACTTAGAATATTTGGTATAGTTCTGTAACATGTCGACGCACTGCAAGAGTTCCTTTTTAATGAGGTCGTATCCGCCTACATCGCGGAAAAATACGGTGGGTTTCGAAATGACTTCGAAGTTCTCGGATTTCTTTGATTTCGGCATTCGCAGTTTCCTGTAATAGTCGCCGTCGTTGTCGTGTTCGTCGTCCCCGGAAGGACCGCGACGGTCTTCGTCAAAGTCGTAATGGGCGGGTGGCGGTTGGTTGATATAAATGCGGATTCCGGTTGGAAACTTGCTTTGGAGGTCGTTTTCTACCGGTGGGGGTTCATCGCCTTCTCCGTGAGGCTCGAAAGCGTCGTCGTTCCCGAGGATTTCTTGATTCTGTATCGAGATGTTCTTCGAGTTCAACCGTTTCAAATAATTTTCATAATACATTTTTGAGAATGGGTATTGCCGGTGCAGAGACATCAATGACAGACCCGCTCGTTGAGAAGGTCTATGTATGAATGCGCTCGCACAAACGACGAAAACAAGAAATACCCACATTTATATGTTTGATTCGGTTTTTATATTTATATCGTTTATATATGCATATCATCCGTATTTTATAATTTTATATAACATTTGGCTCTGCTTGTATATTTGGTACGCAGTTCATCGTTCTTGTCAATAAAACAGTCGAAACATATTGATATCTCTTGATAGTCGTATGACATTTTTTTATAATCACTTCTATTGCATCCGCCTACACAATCGAGTGGTGCAGTTTCATCATATTCGGGTATATTTTTTAACCACGACGATTTCTTATAACATTCTTTTAATCTATGGCGTCTGTCTTCGAATCTAATATGTTCTTCCATTCTAAACTCATTATCTTTCGAATATTCTCTGTAAAACTTGCACGGCTCTTCTACGTCAAAGTGGTCTTTGAACCCTTCCCACATATTCTTTTTGGCACATCTAAAATATAGATAGTTTGTACCGTCTTTTTTATGAATATCACACGGAAGTCGGCAATCACATAACGGAAAATCTTTCACATCATTATTTATTGGAAACCTATATCTAACGTCCTTTGTATATTTACCTCCTCTTATCTTTTCCCAGCTCTCTTTATTATGGAGCATCATACATTCAGTTATGTTATTTTCTGTATATAAATTATCATATTCATCCCTGTATTCGTTAAAATTTTGTAATAACCATTTGTTATACCTTTCTTTGTTCTCTATCGCCGATATTACATTGCGATTATATTCAAAATATTTACCCAATGTATCCACTTTGTAAATGGCAACAACACCATCCGGTGTATAATTATATGTATTGAATCCACCTCGTCCTTGAAAATGTTCCCAAAACCTCCTATATAATCGTGTCGTTTCGCCGACATAATAATAGTCGTCTTCGCATTTTAATATGTATACCCACCGCATTAGATATACATTTAACCCATTTTATAAATCCTTTATAAAATAGATACCAAATATTTTTTTCGAGTGTTATAACAACCCTATCAAGCCTTTCATCGAGAACAATATACTGATTCGCGCGAGTTCTCGCACGGCCATATATCCGTAACCTTTATTATACCCTTGGCGAATGTACCAGAAATAGACTGGCAAAGTTCCTGCAGGGACTGTTACAAGATACAGTGGAATATTCGCACGATGTACGACCACACACAGTGATACAATGTATATCACCGTCATGGTCTCAAAATATCGGACAGTGCATTTCGGTTCTCTAAAAATCGTCGCCATTTCGGGATAATGTGTCACATTCGACCCCGCGATGTAGTTCGGGTCAATCGTTAATTTGGCGACATAGGATATCGGACATTCTCCGTGTATAAAAGTGTATATATACATGAGCTCGAAGAAATATACGAGATAACAGATGTCTGCTGAACGACTGGTTACCATGCATGGAAATAGAATTAATGCGGGACAATGGATGAAATGGAATGCGCCGAGAAGGACGAGAATCATAGTCTTATTTCTATAGATACGACCTATTTATACTGATTATATAGAGAACATCCACAGAGTTATACATTGCATTTCAGGTCCATACTCCCATACTTAGTTGAAATATTCATATGCATATTCATTCACAATTGGAAATGGGGTATCGTCCTAACAATCTTTTGGAGTAAAATATGTTTTACTCCAAAAACTTACGATAAATTAATCATATGATACATTTCATAGAATCACGAATTAAGCATAACATGGCAGAGAATCGATGTCGATGACTCCTGCATCCGTCTCCGCCGACCCCAGATGAAACGGTTGGAAAAACGCATTTTCTAACTGGGATTCCGGGGTTTTATTGTGAACGGTTCTCGCAATCATTTTATAGAGTTTGAAATTGGGATACCTTTCTTCCCCGGATTTTTTATAAATGACGTTTTTCCCGTAGTCGTCTTTGACCCATTCGAGAATGAGAGACTGGAAGGCATCCGGAGTAAATGATGCGTCTAACTCCTCGTCGATGTCTAAAATAAAATCGTATATAGAACATCCGAGACGGCATAAATCGAAACTGTAATTGGGTTCGATTCTCGCCTTTTTCTTGTTAAAAAAGGGTTCAATGTTGTATTGCGTAGAGGCGTCTCCACCGGGTCCAAAACTGTCGCTGCAGAATGTTTTACCCTGTATTTTGTATATGGCTCTTCCAAAATCGATGATTTTAAAGATTTTACCGTATGTGGGAACCTTGTAATATTTCCCTGCGTATTTATAATAGAGAAACTCGACGTCGGTATCGACGAACATAATATTATTGGTGTGTAAATCATTGTGGGTGAAATGGAAGGTTTTTTGATAGGTGATGAGAATCATAATCACCTGGAAGAGACAACTTGCGATGCTGTCGAGGTCTAACACCTTTTTGACAAACAACTGGTCGAGTGTTCCCGTACACTTTTCGAGAAATATCATTTGAACGGGGAAGTTGTGTATGTATCCGTTCAAGACCTCTTCTTCCTCTTCCTCTTCCTCTTCCTCTTCCTCTTCTTCCTCTTCCTCTTCCTCTTCCTCTTCCTCTTCCTCTTCCTCACAATCATCTGCAGTGTCGTCCTCCACCTCACTGTCTTCCGTATCTTCGAGTTCGCTGGAAGAATCGTCACTATAATTGATATCGCTGTTCTCAGAACCATAAGAGGATTGGTCCGAAGACTTTTCGAAAACACATTCGCCCTCAACGACATCTGCTCCCACCGCAGTCGTTTCATCGAGGCATTCAATCTCTTCCAGAGAAATCGATGTAATATTCGAGTCATTGTGAATTGCTAGTTTATTTTTATGGTTTCGAGAACCAAAGTTTGTGAGGGGGTTCTCTTTTTTCTCAATATCAAAGAGAATACCATTCCCCCGATTGAAAAAGTCAGAGTCTTGCAAATATTCGATGTCATCCGCTAGATTCATTTTATACCTATATTGTACTCCTAAGTATGACCCATAATAATCTACGGAATGTATGAAGCCGTGTTCGTTCAACATTTGACTGGATAAATAGCAAAACATATTGTCTACATAGGACGAATTATGAGGACTCTCTAGTTTGGGATGAGTCTTTCGGTCTATCGAAGGGAGAACACGAATGTTCTCATCCGTCTTATATTTTCCGATAAGATAACGAATGGGGTCTAACAGGGGGGCAAACTTGATAAACGGTTCTTTTTCCACAGTTTCGCCGGTGACACGGTCGCAAACGCGTTTTAAATCCACAATATGATACCTGTGGTTCAGTGAAATCGCATTGAAGTTGTTCTCAGTTAATTCAAAAAACTGAGAATAGACTGGGTTATACGATTGTAATCCTTCGATTTTAAAGGGGTCGTATATGACCCCGTTTTCCATTGGATGTGCCTGATTCTCTAAATCTTTCAATACGATTTGTCGCGGTTTATGATAATTTATCTGGATTTTAGACATTAATATATTTGTTTCACCTATTATTTTTAACTGTTTTAAACGAGAGTTAGATATCTACCCTTTCAATATATCACTGGGATACAGTCCGGGACAAATCTGTTGAGGTCGCGGTTTCTCAATATAATATCTTCCTACATTCCCACATTTGTCCTCCATTCTGCATGTTCTAGCTAAATCGTATAGTATCTCTCCTGTAACCAAAGACTTCTCACCGAACTTTTTACACTTTCCGTCTAGCGCATCATTCGGCATGAAGTCGTATGGATAATTATTTGTGTGTTCCATGAAGTATATACACTTCGAACACACAGGTAGCCTTGTGTTTCTTATAAATGTTTTTTCCGTGGAGAAGCATCGGTTTAGTATGAACTTATACATTTCGATATATACCCTATACCTATACATTTTATATCTTTTGGATTCATGTCGATATACTTACAATTCGTATTTTACAGTGGTTTATTTCCGGATTATATTATAAATGACACTGGAACTCAAAAAGTTTGATATGCGGTCCATCACGTTTAAACCCGACGAGAACAAAGGACCTGTCATTGTGATGATTGGAAGGCGTGATACCGGTAAATCGTATCTCGTCCGGGACCTATTGTATCATCACCAGGACATTCCTATAGGAACGGTGATATCTGGAACAGAGGCCGGAAACGGGTTTTACGCACAACACGTCCCGAAATTATTCATTCACGAAGAATATAATTCAGTGTTGATTGAGAACATTCTCAGGAGACAAAAAGTAGTACTCAAACAGGCGAAAAAGGAGATGGACCAGTACCGACGGACCACCATCGACCCCCGGGCGTTTGTCATATTGGACGACTGTTTATACGACCAAAGTTGGACCAAAGATAAACTGATGCGACTCCTCTTCATGAACGGCCGTCACTGGAAAATCATGTTAATCATTACGATGCAGTATCCTCTAGGAATCCCGCCCAATCTGAGAACCAATATCGACTATGTTTTCATATTGCGAGAACCCTATATGACGAATCGAAAAAGGATTTGGGAGAACTATGCATCGATGTTTCCTACCTTAGAATCTTTTTGTTCGGTGATGGACCAGACCACTGAAAATTACGAATGTTTAGTTATAAACAACAATGCAAAGTCGAATAAATTACACGACCAAATCTTTTGGTATAAAGCCGAGACACGACCCGATTTTAAATTGGGTTCGAAAGAGTTCTGGGAAATCTCTAAAACCATGGGCGACGACGACGAAGACGAAGCCTATGACCCGAGCAAGGGGCGGAAAAAAACGGCAGGACAACAGATTACTGTGAAGAAAAACAAATGGTAGGCCTCCGGGGGCTACAAAATTGATTTGTTTTCGGTGATATTATTATATTTCATTTTAAATCTCTTAGAAATGACATACACCACCATTATCGATGCGAAACTACAGGAGGTCGCGAGAACGGCGTTCGAAAAGTTGTCCCCGGGCATCTTAGAGAACTATTTAAACACACTCTCTCTCCAGGATATGAAAAGTTTAAATATGCGTCTTTGGAATCCAGGTGCGCCTGGAGAGAACATGTCGCGTCGCGAATACATGACAGAAGGATTGAGATGGTATTATGGTCCGTTTCTTCCATTGACGCGCGAAGGACGACAGGAATGGACGGAGGACGAGGTGGATGCCTCTAAGAATCTCATTAGTGAGCGTGACCTGGTGTTTTTGAATCAAATGGTCGCATGGGGTCTGACCCTCTCTTCCACGCGCCGTCCGCGATTCTTTTCGAGGGATGTTGTCAATCTCCGGGTGTAATTGTGTAATAGATAGAAGAATAAATGAGTCATCTATATTCGATTCATAAAATTGATTTATCCAAAGGTTTGTAATACTTTTTTTAAGCATTACAATCATGAACGAAACCGCCGTCTTAAACCGAGGAACCGGCGCCGGAGGCGCGAATACAAACCATCACGGAAAAAGGTTTGAGGAGAAAACCAACAATCGAACGCGTTTATTAGACCAAGGATATACACGAGAAAGCCTGAGACCGCATCCCAAAAAGGAGACCGACTATTGTTTGAAGCGTACGGACCCGGATACAGGGATAACGAACACTTTTGTAGAACAGCACGGACTAAAGTGCATTATGAAAGCCGACCACGACAAACAAATATTTCGATGCCCGGACGAAGCCTATATGAAAGAATATCCCGACGGTCGAAAGGCGTTATTCGTATTGGAAAAGAAAGAACAACGCGTAGAAGGGTCTGTGGAAACAAAGTTGTGGTCGGGACCCTCGCTGAAACGCGAGTATGAACTCGTATTGGGTCCCGGATTTAACGTCTTTTACGGATTTTGTGTAAGCGAGTTTTTAAAAAGGAGATTGGTTTCCCACGAAAAAAAATATGAGATTCTCCATGAGATATTGGGAGAACACAATATTGTGGTGTTATTCGGTGACGATGACAACTACTTCGAAACTCTCGACGCTTGGATTAGTAATTCTTTATAATCACCTCGTTTGCCGTGGCATCTGGGTGTTTAGAATGAATCGCGCGTTTACATACAATGGAGTGAATCTGATATTTCGCCGGGTTAAAACTGTTCCGGACCATCGGTACATCGGCATTACTCAACACCATTTTTTTATCGGAATCGGCAAACTCGTGTATTCGCCGAAATAACCTACGATGGTCCTCTATATCAAAGCCGTTTGCAGTGTATCCTACAAACGAATCCTCTTTTTCCTGAGGAGCATACGGCGGGTCGAGATATACAAAGTCGCCTGGTTCTACCTTTGTCAGGGCCTCATGAAAGTCGCAACATTCAAAGACGACCCCCTGGATTAACGCGTGGATTTCGTCTAAATGTTCTCTGTTTATCATCTGCGGGTTTTTATAGTGGCCGTATGGAACATTGAACCCGTTTGGTCCGACCCGATAGACGCCTCTAAAACACGTTTTGTTTAAGAATATAAACATCGCCGAACATACGATATCTGTTTTATCCACGAGACACTGGCGGTTATACTCTCGTCTTATCCAATAGTAATAGTTTTCTTTTGCGAGTTTGGCTTCGCCGATATTTTGAGGCGTTCGATTGACCTCTCCTTCCCCGCATTCATAAAACTCTCGAATGAACGATTGCAGCGCATCGTATAGTTCGACATGACGCATTTGAATGTGTATGTAAAGATGGATTAAAGATTCGTTCGCATCGGTGGCGAATATCGTGCCGCGTATCTGTATTGTCCCGCGTTTGACATGCGATAACAGAGCGAATAAAACACTGCCTCCTCCTAAAAATGGTTCGCGATAATTCCGGATTTCCGTTGGGAAATCGGTCATCAACCGGTGTATGATTTGGGTTTTTCCACCGACCCATTTTAAAATCGGTTTTGAAATGTCCGCTACAGCAGTACACGGCTTTTTTTTGCGAAGGTGCGCGGTATGCTTCGATTTTTGTAGGAACGCTTTTCCACAGGTTTCGCATAAGTATGGATTCATTCTAGCTGTATATAATTAGAGACGCCTATTTTAAATCAATTTTTTAGTAAAATCGTCGGAAAATCCCCACTCCCGGGATATCGACCAATAAATACATCGTTGAATAAATCAAATAAAAATACGGGGTTTTTTTTATAATGTGCGGTATTGTAGGTTATCTTGGATTAAATCCTGCGACCCCTCCGATTATGGAAGGTCTCTCTCTTTTACAGAACCGCGGGTACGATTCCGTCGGGATTTCCGTCATCCAAGACAATGCACTGGTGACCCTAAAATATGCATCGACAACGACAAACAATTCGATACAACTGTTACAAGAGACCGTCGCGAGAATACAGCCGACGTCCACGACGGGAATCGGCCACACCCGATGGGCGACACACGGCGGGAAAACCGATATAAACGCCCATCCGCACCACGACAACAAGGGTCGGATTTCACTCGTTCATAACGGAATCGTAGAGAGTTTTAAAGAACTCAAACACCGATTGAGAGAACAGGGTTATTTTTTCACATCTTCTACAGATACAGAAGTTATCGCGGTTCTCATCGGATATTATCTGGACCGGGGGTTAAGTGTCACGGAATCCATACAGAATGCGGTTCTCGAATTAAGGGGGACATGGGCCCTGGTGATTATACATAAGGATTACCCCGACCATTTATGGGCGGTGAGGAATGGATCTCCCCTGTTATTAGGGGAGGATGCGGATTGTATTATGGTCGCATCCGAACAGATTGCATTTCATTCTTATGTCAAACAGTATATTACATTGAACGACCACGACCTGTTTGAAATCCGTCGAGAACCTACAGGGTTCGCCTACAACAAAAACATACAACAATACCCGCAAAAAAACACCGTTAAAAATACGGAAACGTCTCCGACACCGTATCCCCATTGGATGTTGAAAGAGATTATGGAACAACCTGATGCCGTGGTTCGCGCGATTAATAACGGGGGGAGAATCGAGAGTGAGACGACGGTTAAACTCGGTGGATTAGACAAGTATAAAGACGCGCTTGACAAAGCCGACCATTTGATTCTGTTGGGTTGCGGAACCTCTTACCATTCAGGGATGTTTGCCATGTCTATATTCAAATCATTGAGAACATTTGTCACGGTATCCCTTTATGACGGCGCGGATTTTAACGAAAAAGATGTGCCGAACAGTGGTATAAGTGTGGCGGTTCTCATTTCTCAATCGGGAGAAACGAAAGATTTGCATCGATGTATACAAATAATACAGGATAATAATATTATTTCTATAGGAGTAGTGAATGTCATAGATTCATACATTGCACGCGAAACCAACTGTGGGATATATTTGAACGCGGGTCGAGAGGTCGCTGTCGCATCCACGAAATCGTTTACGAACCAGTGCGTGGTTCTTACAGTTATGGCGGTATGGTTCTCACAGAACCGAGGGACATCCGTCGAAAAACGCCGGCGAATCATCAAAGACATACATAACCTCCCCTTTCAAATGAGAGAGGTTTTAAATGCGAAGGTGGACGAGGTTTCACGCGAGTTGAAAGTCGCGAAAAGCCTTTTCGTTTTAGGAAAAGGAAAGGAGGAAGCTATTGCGAGAGAAGGGGCGTTAAAGATAAAAGAGGTCACTTACATTCATGCCGAAGGATATTCATCGAGTGCATTGAAACACGGACCCTTCGGCCTTTTAGAACCCGGACTTCCTGTGATTCTCTTGGACGTCCAGGATAAATACCGTGATAAAACGGAGAACGTATTCCAAGAAGTCCGAGCACGGGATGCGAACATCTTTCGGATTACCGACCGTGAAATCCGCGAGGACCGAGACTTAACAGTCGCGAAAAATGCGACCTTTGCAGGTCTCCTCGCCAACGTGTATTTACAGTTAATCAGTTATTATTGTTCTCTTGAAAAAGGGTACAATCCGGATTATCCGCGCAATCTAGCCAAAGTCGTAACCGTGGAATAGAGACTAGGCCTCGTCTACGTATGCGGACGCAGGAGCGGGGGCAGTCGCCATCTTCTCTGCGTGGTATTCGAACACCTTTTCATTGTATTCTTTGGTCTCCTCTTCGGTAGTGGCCTCTCGGTTCTCGAAATCGACCGTCTCTTTCACGCCCACTAAATTGCCCTCTTCGTCGATGGTCTGAGTGAGTTTGTTCCCACTCTTTTCTGCGTTTTTCATGTTGTCTTCAATTGCCTTTCGTTTCGCATCTTTGACCCGTTTCTCAAACTCTTCCTTGGCTCTGGTCTCGTTCTTCAGTTTCTCGTGGTGGAGCTGGTTAAGTTCGTCCTCCATAAACTCGATGCGACCCGTTTTGTATGCATCGGGGTCCCATGGAAGCCATAATCCGACAGGTCCCACTAAAATATCGTGATTGGGGTCCAGCTCACGAATCTTTTTGCATTTTAACTCGGCCTCTTCCTGAGTAGGAAATACACCGCGAATCTTTAGCCCGCGGACAGATGTCTGAAACTGGTGTTGTTTCTGAAAACGGTGTGTCAACTGTTCCTCATTCTTATCCAGGAAGTTTTTATAGTCGGATTCTATGCCCTCCGCCTTGAGTTTAGGACCTTCTTCTTGAACGAACTCGGTATAATCATTTATGACCGACTCGATATTTAGACCATATTTAAAAGAGATAAAGTGAAGAAAGTCATAGAACTTATCCATCGATTTTTTAAAGTCCCATTGTTTTAGGAACTCTTCGAACATATAGAGCTCCCTCTGTTTTAGTATCTTTTCCGGGGAAATAAAAGATAGACATGCGAACTTTTGCCCGGCAATGGGTGTATCTTCGTCGCATAAATCAATATATTTAGGATTGATTTTTCCGTTCTCGAGGATTTTTTTTTCAAATACCGACATATACATATTTAGGAACTTGTTATTTAAGTATTTTAAACGCTTTATTTTTTGCCACTGGCAATTTTTTTATTATTATATAATATAATGAGTTCTTTTGACTTTTCCGAACTAATTAAAAGAGCAATCAAGTATATCGTCGAAGGTATTATCGTTGCACTTGCCGCCTACGTTATCCCTAAAAAATCCCTGAATATGGAGGAGGTCATTGTCATCGCTTTAACCGCCGCTGCAACATTTAGCGTTCTCGATGTTTTCATTCCAAGCATGGGAGTTTCCGCTCGCCAAGGTGCAGGCACAGGTTTAGGTCTGTCTGTCATCGGCGGTCTCCCCATTGCCCCTCTATAAATATCCACTCTTATAATTTAGTATTATACCTTCCTCGTAATACATACCAAAACATAATTATAGATAATTATGTTTTATCTAGTCCTTGATTGCGAGTTGTCATTTCCATCGATACGATTCATGCAAGCGCATTTAACGATTCATGCAAGCGCATTTAACGATTCATGCAAGCGCATTTAACGATTCATGCAAGCGCATTTAAGTGGGTTGCAATACATATTCATCCTATAATCAGTTAAAGAGATGTTTTAAATAATTCTATATGTCTTACGGAGTATATGTTGTCAACTATAACGACGAAGAGAGACGCAGTCAAATGATTCGTCGTGCGAAATCGGTCGGGATAGACCTACATTTTGTAGACCCCGTATCTACCGAAGACCCGCGAATTAAGGACCAGCCCATTGACCTGTTTGAAAAGAGGAACTGGGCCATTCTGTTTCAACATGTAGACTGTATGCGCGATTTTTTTGAGAAAACAACGTTTGATTATTGCATTGTATGTGAGGACGACGTCGGTTTTTTAAGAGAGTTGAAAAATAGGGTTCCCGAGGTCATAAAGGGGTTCGAAGAAACGAACCATGACATTGTATTGTTGAGTTATTTATGGCCTTACGAAATCGTGGAAAACGGGTATTTCCCTGTAAAATATAAGTCAGACAACTTCAAACTCCACGGATACCCAGACGACTTATGGGGAGCTCACATGTATATGGTGTCTCGCAAACATGCAAAAACATTGGTCGACCGATTTACGGCCGACTACGCCATACATGAAAAAGAGGAAGGGAGACATTTTTGTTCGGATTGGCAGATTACCAAATATGGAGAACGTGGTATCGTATATCCGATGTTAGGATTGGAGGAGGGAGAGGTGAAGACGGACCACACCGGACAAATCGAGTTTCACCGGGCCGTATTTCGGTTCCATTACCGAGAGGATTTATTCTCGGTTTAACGGAGACACGACGATTAGACCGTGGGAAAAAACATCCAGTCCAATTCCATACACACCTTTTTCCATATCATATCCTGGTCCAACTGTTTTTCACGGTCTTTCATCATCGGTATATACGGTAGATATTGCGTCTGGTCCAATAATACACACAGCTGATAGAGCGTGTATGTATAATTAAAAAAGTTTCGCCGGTTCGGAGGACAGTGCAGGGCCCATGGTTTCTGTATTTCGATGAATAACACGCAGAGGGTTTCATGCAGTTCTTCATTCATCACTGGCGGTTTTATTCCAAAAATTGAATTAATATATTGAATATGTTCAAAATATTTATTAAATCCCAGTTTTCGCAATATTTCGCGCATTTTGTCGTAATTGATTTCCTTGTAATCGGTGATTCTCTCTTTTTTGATGCGGTCCTTGATGGCCTGAATGACTTCCTCCGGGATTTGAGTCGTCTCTTTGGCCTGGAACTGAGAGAGGATTTCTTTGAAATGATTGAGACGTATGTAGGCGGTATAAGAGACTTCATTCGGCGGTTCTTTGTTCGTGGGTTTCGACGAGTCTACGATATAAGAGATGAACTTTCCACACGCCGAATGGTTACAGATGAGTATGCCTTCGTCCTCCTGTGGAATCATTTCCCCGATTTTACAGGCCTCACATACATCAGATGAAACGACATAGTCTTGAATATTGATATAATCGTTGGAAACATTTTTCCAATAGGATTGATAAATGTGTCTGGACTGGTTGTATTTTTCGACGTTTAACGAATCGTTGTTTTTCAAACGGACTTTAAAGAATGAATTGAGAACATTTTTGTATGCCTTCCCGGAAGAAATGTCTTTTTTTTGTTCGAAATACGCGAAAATATACCTAGAATTATCTAGGTAGTACTTTTTCTCTTCGGACAATAAGGACCTTATTTGTTTTTGGGTGGATTTGATTCTGTCTTTGAGGGACATGTATTCGTCGATGTGTGTCTTCTTCTTTGTATGTTTCAATTGTTCTCGAAGAGATACAACCTCTTCCCTGAGACGCGGTATAATTTCATTGTTGTTTTTAGAGAATTGTATGAGAATCTCCGAATGTTTTTCGTCAATCGTCGTTGTTTTCATTATAAATATAGGACGCATCTATTTTATATGTTTTACTCCGGGATGGTTTTATAGAATGCGATTATGTATGCCCTTTATTTTCGAAAGGTCTAATATGATGGAGCAGATACAAATGGATAAAAAGGACTATCAGAAGATGATGTTTTTAAAGAATGCTTTAGAAGATGGTTGGTCGATAAAAAAAGTGGGAGACACCTATATTTTTAGTAAAAAACATGAGAACCGAAAAGAGATTTTTCAATCCGATTATCTGGAACGTTTTATCGAGAATAATTTACAGGGGTTATCGGGGTTCTCTCTAATATCTACCTAGATATTATGATATTTTTTTTTTATAAAACGAATTAAAATATTTCATGTAGATAAAACGGATTTCTCCTCCATTTATTTTCTTTAGCAAGTATATATCGAAATGGGAGGTGCCTTAATGCAACTAGTCGCCTATGGCGCACAAGACGTGTTCCTTACCGGAACACCTGAGATTACTTTCTGGAAGGTGTCCTACAGACGCCATACCAACTTTGCGATGGAGTCTATCGAGCAGACATTCTCCGGACAGGCCGACTTTGGAAGACGTGTAACCTGCACCATCTCCAGAAATGGAGACCTTGCCTACCGCACATACCTCCAGGTGACTCTTCCTGAGATTAACCAGGCATTAAAGGTCAGTGGCGACCCCGGTGTCTATGCCAGGTGGTTGGACTACATTGGAGAGCAGCTGATTGCCCAGGTCGAGGTCGAGATTGGAGGTCAGCGCATTGACAGACAGTACGGTGACTGGATGCATATCTGGAACCAGGTCACACTGTCCTCCGAGCAACAGAGGGGATATTTCAAGATGATTGGAAACACCACCCAACTGACCTATTTGACTGACCCAGATTTCGCCGCTATTTCTGGTCCTTGCGCGGCTTCCGCTACTACCCCTACCCAGGTCTGTGCTCCTCGCAATGCTCTCCCGGAGACAACCCTCTACATTCCTCTCCTCTTCTGGTTTTGCAGAAATCCTGGTTTGGCTCTTCCTCTCATTGCTCTCCAATACCACGAGGTCAAGATTAACCTTGACATCCGTCCTATCGGCGAGTGTCTGTGGGCGGTCAAGAACCTTCAAGCTACCAGTGGAGCTCAGGCAGTCACTACTGCCTACCAACAGTCTCTGGTCGCTGCCTCTCTCTATGTGGACTACATCTTCTTGGATACCGATGAGCGCCGCAAGATGGCCCAGAACCCTCACGAGTATCTCATCGAGCAGGTCCAGTTCACTGGGGATGAGTCTGTCGGTTCTTCCTCCAACAAGATTAAGCTCAACTTCAACCACCCTGTCAAGGAGCTTATCTGGGTCGTTCAGCCCGATTCCAACGTCGACTATTGCTCTTCCCTCGATGCTTCCCAGGTTCTCTTCCGCGTTCTTGGCGCTCAGCCATTCAACTATACTGACGCGATTGATGCTCTTCCGAATGCTCTCCATGCTTTCGGTGGACCCAATGAAACCAAAGGAGAACAGGGGTTTGTCACTGCTTCTGGGCTCTTCCAGATGCCTGGAGCAACTGACGTGTCCCTTTCTGCCAACGCCGAGTGGAACAATGCCCCATTCCAACAACAGAGTGGTGTTGAAAGTGGCTCTGCCCTCTCCGATGCCGGAACCTTTGTTCTCGCCGAGACTGCCCTCGACATGCACTGCTGGGGAGAAAACCCAGTCGTCACTGCCAAACTCCAGCTCAACGGTCAGGACCGATTCTCCGAGCGTGAAGGGTCCTACTTCGACGTCGTTCAGCCTTGGCAGCACCATACCCGTGCTCCAGATACCGGCATCAACGTCTACTCTTTTGCCCTCCGCCCAGAGGAGCACCAGCCAAGTGGAAGCTGCAACTTCTCCAGAATCGACAATGCCGTTCTCCAGCTCGTCCTTTCTTCCCCTACCGTCTCTGGAACTGCCACTGCCAAGGTCCGCGTCTACGCCGTCAACTACAACGTTCTCCGTGTCATGTCCGGCATGGCGGGTGTTGCTTACTCCAACTAAGCGTCTTTATCGTCAAACATCTATAAACCATTCCATAATATATTCAATATATTATGAAACCTGTAGTCAGATGAATAGAGAATCGGGGAAAAGGAATATAAAAAAACGGAAACATTCATACCAATATGTCATACACTGTTTCTCAACCTGCAAATACTCAAAAACAACTTCTCCTTACAAACTTGATGGATTTTTATAAAATCGGCGACCACTTGAATCAAATGTTGAGTGTGATAAACGGAGAATCCAAAATATCTCTGCGTATTGCGGACTGGTTTGTAACTAATTTTGCGAAAAAATATTATACGGTATATGAAATCCCCAAAATAGAACACGGCGAACCTTCCAAAACGGAAACCGCCAGGTTCAAAGTATTCAACGACTACAAACTGAAGTTGAGGTCCTATTCAAAAAAGTATTTTGACCCTTTCTGTAGATGGGAACGCATTTCTATTCCTTACGACGGCGACAACTATTTGGAAACAACCATCGGACAACTCAACTTTTTCAAATGGGCGATTGAGAACAGAATCATAGATTATATTCAACAGCATTATCCGGACATTGAAAAGGATATGAACGAGAGAAGTAGCACGGCAAAACGAAAGACACAAACGAATGACGACACGAAGGACGAGAGCGGTAAAACCCGGAAAAAACGCGAAGAGTTATCGATATCGGCATGTAAATGTATCAAAAAAGAGGAGGTGAGAATCGTCGTCAAGTTCAATTAGACCGCCTATCGCAGGAGGGGGCGCTGGTCGCGAATCGGTTTCAATGGTTCGGAAACGATAAGTGGCATTCTGTCCATGATAGATAGAAATGGAATCTCTTTGATTTGCGGTTCCACGGGGCCAGATGGAACCACCAGGTTCGTACTTCCAATGCCTTTTAAAAACGAATCGATATCTGTATAGTTGTAGGAAAGGTTCATGGACCCCATTTGTCCGGCCAATAACCCGTCTCCCGCAAGATGGGTCGCAGACTGGTTTTCATAGAGCAGGTATTCTCTCTGTGCGATTCGACTGTATTGTTCGGCAGTATAATTGCCAATGTCGTTCTTATTGCGTGTAGATGCCATTATATCCTATTCCTACATATTTATTATCACGACGACAACTTCTTTTTAAGGACGATGTAAGAGTCGCATGTTTCTGTGAGGTCTTTGGTCTCATAGACCTTTAAAAAGTCGGCAAAATAGTCGTAGCTTAAGAGAACACACAGGCCAATCTCTGCATCCTCCGATAAAAACTGTTGTGCGGCTAAAGAATAGAGGGTCTGAAAGAGTGGATTTTCCTTCGTTTTACATAGAATGGTTTCCATCCCTTTATTCATCGCCTCCATATCATATAGGAGTTCGTCATAGGATTCGAAATCGGCGTCTTTCAAATCGGCATGCTGGGTTTCAAAGGTCGACACCTCCATTTTAAAATAGCACCGAAGCAATGCACGAAACTCTCGGTTGTTTGAATACATATTATTTATGACAAATAGTATGTATATTCTTTATGGATGTCGGTTTAGTATCTCTTCCTCCTGGATTTCCTGGATTTCTTGCACTTCTTAGACTTGCGTCGAGAACTCTTCGACCCCTTCCTCCTTCGACTTTTGCCGCCTTTGACTGACGGACTTGTGCTGACGTGTGCCGCAGCCATGGACTCTTTGCCTGCAAACGATGCACCGGAAGTTAGTGCATTGGTTTCACTCCAACTTAAAGACCCGGTCATTATATACTATATATAGATATTAATTGCTAAATGGGCCTTTAATATTCCCGGGAAGAGGCACCTCCGCGTATCCATCCGTTCATCGCGAGTTCTTCCACAGAGGTGGCTGGGTTTGTTACTTGTGACAACAAATCTGGACGCAGGGGGTAATTGGTGACATATGTGTTTTCAGGAACCGCATACATACTTTTTACGTTGCGTATCATCTCTCCCTGTTGCAATTGAGATTCTAGAGTAGTATCCCCTCCTCCTTTTCCTAAATAAGGGACGGTCAAAAAGGGTCGTTGAAAGAGCTGTATTTTTTCGGTGGAACGTTCTTTTACGGATTTGTTTATCAATTGAGATTCTACATCAATGACGGAAGAAGATACCCCGAGGTTACTGGCCACGAATCCCGGGTATTGGGAAGCGAACTTGACTTGTGCGTCAGACGTAGAACTGCTAAAATAATTCGCGACGGTGTATGACCCAAACCGTGTATTCTGGACGTTGGTTTGTGTTTGGTCGGGCATATCAGATTTTAAACTGCTTCCATTATTAAATATATGGGTTTGAAGTGCGGACATCTATATAAGGTATTTATACAATATATTTTGGATTTACACCTCGATATTTCAAATATATAAGACACTCTCATGGCTGGTGGTTTTTGGCTATCTCATCACATATGCAAGGCGTGTTAGATGAAAGCCTTGCCGGTTCATTATGAAGTTACATATGAAGTGAACCTATATACTTACACAATGAAATCATATAAAAACCTTCAACCTAAAGATATTATATTTCATTTCAATGGATGTTTCTATAGACGAATATAACAACTTATACGACGAGTATCTTAACACGCTTGAGGTGAACGATAACGAACCCCTTTTAAATGACATATATGATAAATGTCTAGACATTTTGCTAACGGATGGCATATCCCGTGATACAAAAGAAGATGTTCTATCCAAACTCATTTTTATCGCACCAGACAGACATGAATTGTATTATTTCATGGGATGTATTCTAAAAAACACCTCTAAATCTGTAATGTGGTTCCGTTTATGTATACATTATAGTAAAACTCCGAATAAAGATAGTTATATAGATTTAATGAAATATTTATTTGAGAACTCACATAACTATATGAAATATATGAGTTTTATAAAAGGGGCTTATCCAGAGTATTCAAAATATCCGTTCAACCAAGACGTACAAATACAAAATGTGAATTTATGTATAACCAAGGTTTTTAAAACAATAGAACCCATGTATGATTATGTAACAGCCAAGGCCTCTACTTTTTTACAATTATTCCATGAACAAAAAACTTCTCATTCATCCTTAAACTGTAATATGTTTTCGGAGGCATGTAAACAAGTGGTTAACCGAACGAATTATGATTGCTACAATAATACAGCCTATTTTTATAGAGTGCTATATGGTTATTCAAAGGAGGCACTGATATTATCAAACCCGTTTGCTATTTCAGATGAACTTATTCCAGAAAAAAAGTCTACGTTTTCTGTCTGTTTATTGTGTTGGAACTACTTTTATTCTTCCAAAAGTCTCTATATAGAAAACTATCTACCACAAGAAGACGATTTTATTAAACATAATTTAGAATATAAAACCATTTGTTACAAAAATAATAGATTATATAATTCTTCGCGTGATTTTACATTTTCAAAAATGAAGACATTCGATAAAATAAAAATAGGGTACATTTCGAACGGGTTTTTTAACCATGCAGTTTCAAACTTTATTCTTCCTATTTTAAACGGTCATAACAAAAATAGGTTTGAAATACACATATTTAGTAAAAGACAAAAACCAGAACAATTTCGTTTAAGCGGACATGCATATGATATCGATGCGAGTGAATTGTATATACATACTTTAAATGACAATGTGAACGAAAATGCGGAGTTAATATACAATTGCAAAGTCGATATTTTAATAGACTTAGATACTTTCACGGATACGAATGTTAATATTCTTTGTAAAAATCCGGCCCCCATACAAATTGGTTATATTGGATTTCCAAACTCCACCGGACTAGACTTTATTCACTACAGGATTACAGACAATATTGCAGACCATCCTGAATCGAGTCAACACAATCGGGAAGAATTGATTAAATTGCCGGGTTGTTTTTTACTGTTTGAAAACATACTACAAAGCACATTCTACGATATATATGACTATAATAAAAAGACAATCATGTTGACTGCATTGAACGATGAAGTTAAAAACAGTGATGTTTTTTTGATGACGTGGAAATCCATTATGGAAAAAAACCCGCAATGTAATTTGACTATAAAACTAAATAGCAAGGATGGGATTAAAATTAAAAAAGAGTATTACACAAAGAAAATGAATGTGGATGAGAACCGAATATTGATTGTTCCTTATTCCTCGAACGAATCCTATATTGAACTAATACAACAATCCGATATCATTTTGGATAGTTTCCCATATTCTGGTACAACCACTACATGCAATGCACTTTATAATTCGACTCCGGTGGTAACCATGTATAATAAACACTTTCATTGTCACAACGTGACCTCCTCTATATTAACTCAGTGCGGATTATCCGAATTAATTACATATTCTACCGAGGAATACATCGCTAAAGTGACCTATCTGTGTAACCGTATGGATATTATACATAATTATAAAAGAACCATACATGACAAGTTTATAGAGGGAATGAATGCTAAAAAGTTTATGGTTGGGTATGAAAATGCACTAATAGACGTCTATAACAAACATATGTCGACGGGACCCGAAGTTTAATTGGTATGCCTATCGAGGTTTCTAGCACATGCAAATAAATTGCCCTCTTTACATGAAACCATGCCTCCATAACAGAAATCGGAGAACCCGGCTTGGTCGTTCGGAATGGTTGTCGCAGGGTTCGAATAAAACGGTTTTAAAGATTGTTCGAAGATGTATTGTTCTCCTAAATCGGTAAACAGTTTATCTGCGATGTCGGGTTGCCCTGGGTTCTGCTCGATGACAATCTGTTTGGCCTGGTCTAATATGGAATTACTGACTCTATCGTTAAATGCGGGGGGTGCCGGTTTTTTATCGACATTATAGTCATAATCCGGCAATAATACATTGGAGAACGGATTGGTGGAAGACGGGGTGTCAAACGTATCCTCAAAGCCATCGTATGCATTTAAATCTTCTAAAGAGCCGGGTTCATACCCCTCTTTCGAGACCGCATTTTTCACGTGAAAATAATGCATCACGTAAATTGCCGAAACACTGAGAATGCCTACGATTAACACCCGGAGTTTTTGACTGTATAAAAAGCTCGCAATAGTAATGAGAATAACCGACCGGGTTATCGCATTCAGTTTTTGGTTGTAGGTCATCCCGTCTACAGGAAAGAACTCGGTTACATATTTCGCTTGAAACATGATGTTCGGATTATCGAACCAGAACGGCACCAAATCTTTTAAATCGTCTGTATATACCGAGTTGGATGATAGGTCTGTAGAGAACTCACTTTTTTGTAATGTAGACATTATATATTAAACCCTATATTTTTACTAAACATGTCACGAAGCCTTTCGTTTCATACACGACTTATCCATGTGAAATGTTTCCACATTTTTATTTTGTGGAACAATTTGGATGAGACATTTCGATTTTTCTCCATAGAGGGGTTCTGTGCACCCTTTTTCGCTGCTGTTTTTTCGCCGGGTTCTCCGGGCTTTCCGCTTCCGTGAGGATTTCGTGCATCTCGACCGAAAGTTCTCGTACCGGTCGCGAACAGCTTCATAGGTGAGTCCCGAGGTTTTACCCAACATCCGATTTATCAATTCATGTAGTTCAAATATGTATTTAGAAAAGGTTTCTCTCGAATCCATGTGACATATTTTGAGCGGGAGTTTCGCAAAGTTTTTTTTAAGGTTTTTCCTGCATTTCCCGCATGGTAAAATGTATTGCATATTCACAATAAAATCGCTGTATCTTTTTTTATCTTCACATGTCGGAGTAACTGGGTAATTAAAACTCATTGTGTGTAAATAATGCCATAGGCTTGGTCCCCACACGGTCGTGAGCATGCCGTCGCCACTATTGTAATCGTCTTGAGAAAAGACATCGGGCATATATGTTATATTTAGAAGTTATGTTTATAGTTAGAAATAAAAGTATGACAGAAATATATAATGGCGAACTTACTCGTATATGTGAATACATTAATGAAACCGTACTATAAATATATTGTTTTTGCATTTTTTGTCATTGTATTTATATTGGTATCTAAATATGCATACGAGCAATATTATGTCCGACCCAAAAAAGTCGAAAAGGTGAAAAATGTGGCAAACGCCAGCAGCATTCTACCGATTATGGCCGTCTATTTCTTCCATGTAGAGTGGTGCCCGCACTGTGTCTCCGCAAAACCGGAATGGGACGCGTTTCAAGAGCAGTATCATAATACAGAGTTGAATGGATATTTAATACAGTGTCACGACATTGACTGCACGGATGACAATGGAGAAGAGGTTATACAGGTGAACCCAAAAACAAATGAGAATACGGATATATCGCCGACTCCGATACGTATCTCAGAACTGATAAAAAAGTTTAAAGTGGATTCTTATCCTACCATCAAACTAACCAAGGACGATTTAATGGTCGATTTTGAAGCAAAAGTGACAAAAGACAATTTAACCCAGTTTGTCAACAGTGTATAAACCAGGTTTTACACGCGTGTTTCATTCGGTCTATGCCGTCGTTTAAGAGGGATTGGCGAAACCCGCGGTCATACAAGGAGGTCATAAAGAGTTCGGCTGTCGTATTTTGCAGACACCGGATTTGATAGGGGATTTCGACCGTATGAGGTTGTTTCTGAAAGACGTGTTTTTGCAACATTTTATTGAAAACGGTGGTAATGATATCGAAAATGTTTGAGGTAGAGGTCACATTGGCATATTGAATCGTTTCCTCATTTATTTTCGAGTTTCCTAGAGAGATTCCAAATATCTCGTGTACGTTCTCAACCTTTGCCAGACAGTTTTCAATGGGATAGTTGACAAATATTCCTCCGTCGAGGTAGCATTCGTTCTCTATGATTAACGGAGAGAACACAAGGGGAATCGAACAGCTTGCATAAATCGCATCCAAGACTCTCCAATGGGGGTGTGTGGAATGCGAAATGTCTACAGATTTAAACTCATTTAATTCTGTAGTATAAATGTGAAGGTCTACCTTAGACCATTCATACAACTCTTGGAGTGTGATATCTGTAGTGAGGTCAACCGATTTAAAAAGGGGAGAGAAAATGTTCTCAATCACTCCTTTATGAAATAGCCCTTTTGCATCATAGATTTCGAGAACCGAATATTTATTCTGTTTACATACGGTTTCCCATGGGCGTTTCAATAGATAATCGAAGAGGATATGGTGGTTTATTTTCAAAATCAACATGGTGGCGATGATAGTGCCGGCGGAAGTGGCATATACGGATTCAATGTCCGCCATATTCAAAAATCCGCATTCTATCGCTTCGAATAAAATCCCGAATCCGGTGAATCCCCATATCGAGCCTCCAGAAACGACGAGATGTTTGATTTGTCTTTGTGGTATAACGGGTGGTTCTCGGATGTCCTCCATATCTGGAATACATCCAGATATTTATATTTTTATCTATAAAATAATATATGTCATGTTTATTGTATGTCAACGACGAAGAAGCCAAACATAAAATAGACATAGACCAGCTGTATGAGAAAAAGCATCAGCAGGATTTGAAACAGGTTTCTATATTCAATAAAATATTGAACCGTATACACAACCGTATTAAATTGACGAGTCGGAACAAGCGGTCGGAACGCTATATTTGGTTTACCGTGCCGGACTTTATATTTGGAGAACCAAACTACGACCAAGGGGAATGTTTAGGATTTATCATAACCAAATTAGAAGAAAATGGGTTTTTTACGAATTATATGCATCCAAACACCCTTTTTGTATCATGGGAGAATTGGATTCCTTCCTATACACGGAATGAAATTAAAAAGAAGATGGGGGTTGTTCTAGATGAAAAAGGGAACATCATCGAAAGACTGGACGAAAATCAAATGGGCGACGAATCTGTCACAGGCGGCATTAAGGTCACGGGACAAAAGAAGGATTCGCGACAGTTTACTCCGATTGAGAAATATAAGCCCACCGGGAATCTGGTATATCATCCGGAAATGTTTGAAAAGTTGGAGAAAAAGGTCTCGTTCTCACCAGGAGTTTAATCTGTGGTGGGTTTTCGCGTAAAATTGATTCATTCGTTGTATTTTAGATAGTAAAACATACAATCTATTTAATATGCAGGAGACACCGGAATATACAATAAATACGAAAACAAAGAAGAGAAAGATTCCTCTGAATGTAGTCGACAAACAAAAATTATGGGACATTTTTGACACGGATACGAAATCTGCGGAAGTTCCTGTCGAAATGGTATATCCTGACGTTCAGTCGGCAATGGATGGGGTATGTCGTTTGTGTCATTCTGTATTAGTCATTATGGAAGACGGGTTTCCAACATGCACGAACCAACAATGCGGATTAATATACAGGGATACACTGGATTATTCGCCGGAATGGAGATTTTTCGGGGCAGACGACAAAAATGCGAATGACCCTACCCGGTGCGGAAATCCGGTAAACCCGCTTTTAGTCGAATCGTCTTTTGGATGTAAAGTCTTGTGTAATTCAAAGTCGTCGTATGAAATGAAAAAAATATCGAAATGGACGGCATGGCAGTCGATGCCGCACAAGGAAAAATCGCTCTATGACGAGTTTCAATTTATTACAGTGATGGCACAGAATGCGGGGATATCCAAAATATTTATTGACGATGCGATGAGTATTCACAAAGATATTTCGAGCCAAAAAATGTTTCGGGGTTTAAACCGGGATGGGATTAAATCTGCGTCTATATACATTTCGTGTAGGTTAAACGGGTGCCCGCGGACAGCGCATGAAATCGCCGATATATTTAATTTGGATAAGGCGAGTGCGACGAAAGGGTGTTCGATGGCAGTCAATATATTATCAGATATCGACCGAAATACGGATTTACAAACGGAGCTGTGTTCTACTACCCCAAGTTCTTTTGTCGAACGGTATTGTAGTCTTTTGGGATTAAACCAGGAATTAACGAAGCTTTCGAAGTTTATTGCGGGAAAGATAGAGCAGAAGAGTATCATTACGGACAATACGCCTCATGCAATCGCTGCAAGCATCATATATTTTATATCATATTGCTGTTCTCTGGATATTACAAAAACCGATATTACTCATAAGTGTAACGTAAGTGAAGTAACTATAAACAAATGTTTTAAAAAAATGGATGGGATACGGACAGAGTTAATCCCACAGTGTATTTTAGACAAATATACATAGTTCTGTATTTGGTTCCATTTGTGATTGTGTATAAATTATATATTTTTTATATAATTTATTTATATATGTCTGAAATTGATATAGCCAATCATTCGCCCGAAGAACCCCCGGTAGAACCCCCGGTAGAACCCCCGGTAGAACCCCCGGTAGAACCCCAGATAGAACCCCAGGTACAACCCCGAGATGAAGAATCTAGTGAAGAACCCAAGGAAGAGGAATCCGCAGGAGAAGAAGAAGAACTCCAGGAACAGGAATCCGCAGGTGAAGAAGAAGAACTCCAGGAAGAGGAATCCACCGGAGAAGAAGAAGAACTCCAGGAACAGGAATCCGCAGGTGAAGAAGAAGAGCACCATCAGGAGGAACCCAAGGAGGAACCCAAGGAGGAACCCAAGGAGGAACCCAAGGAGGAACCCAAGGAGGAACCCAAGGAGGAACCCAAGGAGGAACC